CCATTAAAATGCAACACTGATGGAGAAAAATTACACGTGGGGAACCACATTTAACACTGCTGAGAACCTTATGATCCACACTTTTACGGATCGTGTAAAGGTTGTTTCCAACATTAAAACTGGGGTTGTAAAAGTCCTGAAAGATGGCGAAGTGATTAATACAACAGAGAACCCTGTTATAGTGGAGTATGAAAAGTTTCTACTGAAAGTAGCTGATGATGCAAATAAGTTAGCTGCCTTTAAATCTGAGTGATGATAACCTTGGAACTTTACGAACTAAAAAACCTATGTAAAGATATGGCTGAGTTGGGGGCTGCTAATTATGCAAAGATGCTCTTTCCTGCCAAAGATCTTATTTCCCAACGTGAAGCCTATAGACAATTTGGTGAGGCTTGTGTAAAGGATTGGGTGCGTAGGGAATTAGTGAATAAGGTTAGAAATGGGGAAACTAAAAACTCTAAAATTCTCTACTCCAGGGCTGAACTTCTGGCAGTAGAAAAATCTGAAAAATTAAATTTCTATTTAAACAATAAGTAATATGAAACAAATTCTATTAAGAAATTTGGTGCTCAGAAACTTCAAAGGTATCAGAGATCTTACTATTGATTTCACCGATCAGGAAACTGTAATATGTGGTGATAACGGCACTGGTAAGACTACTATTTTTGATGCTTTCTTATGGTTGTTATTCGGTAAAGATAGTACGAATAGGGCAGATGGTAATGGTGGCTTTAATATCAAAACTCTGGATACTGATGGAAAGCCAATCCTGAACCTGGAGCACGTCGTTACGGCTACTTTACTGGTAAATGGCAATGAGGTTACATTGCAACGCTCATACCTGGAAAAATGGGGCACTGGTACAAATGCTGGGCAGTTGAAAAATCACTATACAGAGTTTTTCCTGAATGGTGTAAAATTGGATACAAAGAAAGCGTTTGATGCTGAGGTATCCAATATCCTCCCAGAGGATGTTTTCAGAATGGTAACTAATCCGTTCTATTTCCCTTCTCTGCCAGCTGCTACTCAAAAGACTATGCTACTGGATATGGCTGGTAATGTATCGGATCAGGATGTGGCTGCATTGAAACCTGAATACCTGGAGCTTTTGAGCCAGCTTACAGGTAAATCATTGGAGCAATTTAAGAAAGAAACCGCTTCTAAAAAGAGGGCTATTCAGGATGAACTAAAGGAATTACCTGCTCGCATTGATACGGCTAATCAGATGAAGCCAGAAGCAGAGGACTGGGCAGTATTGGAACGGGAGCTGGCAGGGAAAATAGACAGTCTTAAAAAGATTGATGAGCAAATATCTGATAAATCAAAGCAGGTAGAGGCTACTTATGAAGCTAAAAGTTCTATCCAGAAAAAGGTAGGAGAGAAACGCCTGGAACGATCAAAGAGGGAGGGAGAAATACGAGAAAACGCTAATAAAGCGAATGGAGAGGCACGTACAGCTATCCGTGATCTGGAATATAAGATACAGACGATACAGGGTGATATTGATCGCAAAAAAAAGGATGTATCTACTATTGATGCTCAGATAAACACTATCAATAATGAGTTGGATACTCTCAGGGGGGAATATCGTGTTATCAATGATGAGCAGCTGGAGTATCCTGATGGTGCTTTTACCTGCCCGACCTGTAAACGTCCTCTGGAGGCTGATGATATTGAGGCAAAACAGCAGGAAATGCTGGCAAACTTCAATCATAATAAATCTACCAGGTTACAGCAAAACCAAACTACAGGTAAGACTAAAGCAGGTAAGAAAACCGAACTGCAAAAGAAACGTGAGGATGTTATGGCTGAAATTAGCAAGCTGGAGAAAGAGCTGGTGAATTTACAGGCTCAAAAAAGTTTCCAGGAGGGAAATCTGCCAGCTGCTCAGGATGCTCAAAAACTTATTGAGGCTGATGCTATCTGGGTACGTCTGGGGAATGAGATTTCTGAACTGGATAATCAGCTTAATGTAGACGTTAAGCCTGTAGATGTATCTGAACTACAGGAAGGGAAACGTGTACTTTCTGATTGTATTGCTGATCTTAATAAACGACTGGCTAAGCGTGAAACGATAGAACGTGCTGAAAAACTGATCCAGGAGTATGAAGATAAGAAGCTATCAAACAATGATGCTCTGGCTAAGCTGGAAAAGACTGAGTTTATTATAACTGATTTCCAGAAAGCAAAAGATAATGAGCTGATGAAGCGCATTAATGGAATGTTCTCCCTGGTTTCATTTTCATTTGTTGATGAGCAGTTGAACGGTAATGAAAAAATAACCTGTGTATGTACCGTTGATGGTGTGCCTTTCCCTGATTTGAATAATGCCACGAAAATTAATGCTGGACTGGATATAATCAATGCTATTTGCAAATCTAAAGGTATATCTGCACCGATCTTTATTGATAACAGAGAAAGCGTGAATAAACTTATTCCTACTGTTTCTCAGGTTATCAATCTCTCTGTGAGTAATCATCCAAAACTTATGATCCGAACGTTTACGGACGGAATGATGGAAACATTTCACGAACTCTAATAAAATTCAATTATGACAACTCAATCAAGTACAGCAGTAATAGATCCAAAGAAAGCTCCAGTAGTGAAAAAGGTGGATATGCTGAAAAATATGCTTAGTGCTCCCTCTGTAGTGGAGCAGTTCCAGAACGCACTGGCAAAGAACGCACCAACGTTTATAGCCTCAGTGATTGACCTTTATAATGGTGATAGCAAATTACAGCTATGTGAGCCTAAACAGGTGGTTATGGAGGCTTTAAAGGCAGCCGTGTTACACTTGCCTATAAACAAGTCACTGGGCTTTGCCTACATTATCCCTTTCCAGAACTCAAAGAAGGATGATAAAGGGAACTGGATTAAAGTTTATGAACCTGTTTTCCAGATGGGATACAAAGGCTTTATACAGCTCGCTATGAGAACAGGGCAGTATCGTACCCTCAATGCGGATGTGGTCTATGAGGGTGAACTGAGAAAAGTAAATAAGCTCACTGGAGAGATTGCTTTTGATGGTGAAAAGAAGTCCGACAAAGTAATAGGTTACTTCTGCTACTTTGAGCTTATGAATGGTTTTAGTAAAACCCTTTATATGACTGTAGAACAAATGGCTGCACACGCCAAACGCTACTCTAAAGGTTTGAAAGCTGAAACTACAGTAGAGAGCTTGCTAAACCTGGCTAATCTTCCAGTTCTCCCAGATAGTAAAACAGTTGGCTGGATGGGTAACTTTCATGGAATGGGTATAAAAACCGTTATCCGTAATTTACTTGGTAAATATGGTTATCTATCTGTAGAAATGCAACAGGCTATTGCGGATGATGCGGATGGTGATACGGAAAGCCGTGATAACCTGGTTCAAGAAAATGGAAATGCCCAGGTGTTTGATGCAACCGAAGTTTCATACGAGGAAGTTTCTACAGGCAACCCTGCCCCAGGTGCTGTTAAAGAAGCGGATCCAGGATACTAAGCTATATGGAACTGAAAGTATTAGGTAGCTCATCCAGCGGTAACTGCTATATCTTGGATAATGGAAATGAGGCTCTGATTATTGAGGCTGGTATCCGTTTTCTGGATGTAAAGAAAGCTCTGGACTTCCAGATAAAGAAAGTGGTGGGCTGCCTAATAACTCACCAGCACAACGATCATGCTAAGTACATAAAAAACATGGCAGATAGTGGCTTTTATGTTCTGGCACTCCCTGAGGTATTGACTGCAAAGGATGTTAGCGGATCCAGGGTTAAGGCTCTGGAGTTTGGGAAAGGGTATAAGTTTGGAAATTTTAAAGTAGCCCCTTTCTCTGCTTGCCATGATGTTCCATGTGTCGGGTACCTGATAGATCACCCTGAAACTGGCAGGATCATGTTCCTTACTGACAGCTGTATGTGTGAGTATGTTTTCCCTGGGCTTAATCATGTGATGATAGAGTGTAATTACTCTGATAGAAAGCTGATAGAAAGCATTAACGCTGGGCATACTCTCCCTTCTCAAAGAAACCGCTTACTGACTTCTCACATGGAACTGGAAACCTGCAAAGAGATCCTAAGGGCAAATGATTTATCCAATGTGAGTAATGTAATTCTATTGCATCTTTCTGAAAATAATGGTGATGAGCCTGTTTTTACATCTGAGATACAAAAGGTTACTGGCAAGGTGGTATATGTAGCAAAGCCAGGTTTAACAATAAGATTAGAAAGAATATGAAACGAATATTGATTGCTTGTGAAGAGAGCCAAGCTGTATGTATAGAGTTTAGAAAGTTAGGGTTTGAGGCTTATTCTTGTGATATTATAGATTGTTCTGGGGGACATCCTGAATGGCATATTAAGGGTGATGCCTTAGAAGCTATGAAAAGTCAAAAATGGGATTGTGTTATAGCTTTTCCACCATGCACTGATCTTGCTGTATCTGGTGCCAGATGGTTTAAAGAAAAGAGAGAACAGGGGATACAACAAAAAAGCATTGCCTTTTTTATGGAGTTTGCCACATATCCATGTGAATATAAGGCTATTGAAAACCCAATAGGAATAATGAGTTCAGAGTTTAGAAAGCCAGATCAGATTATTCAGCCCTGGATGTTTGGGCATGGAGAAACAAAAGCTACTTGTTTGTGGCTGTTTGGGTTGCCAAAGCTAACTCCAACTGATATAGTTGAAGGTCGTGAGCAAAGAATATGGAGATTGCCACCTACAGAGGATAGGGCTAAGTTGAGGAGTAAAACATTCTCTGGGGTAGCTAAAGCAATGGCAGAACAATGGTCTAAGGTTTTACTTAAATAGCTTTTGGTATGATAACAGGATTTTCAGAACAAACCAAACCACTCACTCCATACGAGAATGATGTGATACTCCCTTTGATTATTCAGGGGCTGTATTCCAAAATAGGTAAGGAGAAAGCCGTTACAAACCAACATATATGTTCGGTTCTTAAAAGCCAGGGGTATAAGTTGGATAATGCCAGATTGAGAAAGATTATTAACCATATCCGTGTAAATAACATGGTTATTGGCTTAGTAGCTACCAGTGACGGGTATTATATCGCTGAAAGCAAAAAGGAGCTGGAGGTTTATCTGGAAAGCCTGAAAGGAAGAGAGAACGCTATTCGTGCTGTAAGGCAAAGCCTGGAGAAACAAATAGGAATGTATGAGTAAGAAAGTTCAAATAGAGAAAAAGAACGGGCTGTTTAATCTCAAACCGCTGTATGATCTGTTTTCCCAGTCCCTGGATGGGGTTTATCAGGTTGTGGTTAAAAAGGTTAGGAAACCTCGCTCTAACGATCAAAACGGATGGCTTTGGGGCTGTATCTATCCCATGCTATTGGATGCTTTGATAAATGAGGGCTGGGAGTTTACAAGCTGTGAGCAGGTACATGAGTTCTTTAAATCTCAAATGACAGCGGATAAAGTTGTGAATAAGCACACTGGAGAGATTATAACTTTCCCAGGATCCACTGCTACAATGGATACACTTACTTTTTCTACCTATTGTGAGAAACTTAGAGAGTACGCACTGGAATATCTGAATTTGGAAATACCAGATCCAGATCCACACTGGAGGAAAGCCGATGAAAAGAATACCTAATCAAATGGTATCAGAGCTTATTAGGCTGGTGCCAGTATTAATAGAAAATATTCCACTTGGTAAAAGTACCAGAGTAGATAATGCTGTGAGATTAACAAAAAAGATTATTAACCGATTAAAAACATTGCAAGATGAAAAAGATCGAAATTGAAAAAACAAAGTTGGAGGCTGCTTTCTCTGTAGCCTGTGGTAACACAAGAGCTGTATTACTTGCTTTATTTGGTAAAGATGCGGTGATGCCTGATTATTCAGACTATCATAACATCAAAACGATGGATGATGTTTTTGCTGCTACAGGATGTAACAAGGAAGAGTTTGAAAAGAAATTAGCCGACCTCCCAGAGGATGTACAGGCTTTCATGCTATTACGTTTGATACGCAAGGCACTAAATCCGACCTGGGTACCAAACTGGGCAGACACTAACGAATGGAAGTATTTCCCTTACTTTTCTATTGAACTCCCTGCTGGCGTGGGTGGTGCGAACTACGGTTCCTATCTCGGTGTGTCGTGCCTGAACTCGAACAGCGTTGCCTCGGACTCGTGTGCGACCTTCGGGGGTGCCCTTGCTTCCGAAAATCGAGAAATCGCAATCTGGTTCGGGGAACATTTTGCTGAGATATGGAAGGGGTATCTACTGGCTAACATAAAGTAGGATGAAGGTGGGTATAATTTCAGTAATCATACTGATAGTGTGGCTGCTATTTGTTGGACACATTTCAATATCAATTAAGCCATTTAGTATTTCACTCCCTTTTTGGCACCGATCTGTAGGGCTATTCTTGGTTATAGTAGGGTTTATCCTCTATAACGTGGGGGAGCATACTTCTGGATATAAAAAAGGATGGGATAACTGCATTAAGGCGGTTGAAAATTGTATAAAAACAACTCAAAAAAATTAGATGTATGAAAGACATTATGTTATCGGAAACCCCGATAGAACAACGGGCGCAAATTCTGAGAGATAGCTGCGATCAGATCGAAGAGAGAAGCTATACCAGAAAGTTTGAACAGGAAGAAATTAACGATTTGCGTGCTGAATTGGCTGGCGTTTCTATACAGCTACAAACACTGGATGAGGAACTGGCAGACATTAAGGCAGACTTTAAAGGGAAAACTAAGCCGTTGCAGGAGCGTGTTGGTAAGATCCTGGATGAGCTTAAAGTGGGCGGTGAGTATGTGAAAGGAGAATGTTACAAGTTTATTGATCCTGACACGGCTGAGGTTGGCTGGTATTCTCCAGATGGTTATCTATTGGAAAGTAGAAACATGAAACCCGAAGAAAGACAAAGAACTGCTTTCCAGACATTACGGAGAACAGGTACTGATAATTAATTTATTAACTTTTAAACATTAGATTAAAATGGAAAATCAAGAAAAAGGTTTATCTATTAACATTGAGAACTACACAGGTGAAAAACCTATTGAGGTTGTGTACAGAAAAGGTGATGCTGCCAGAGCAAAGGAAAGTTTGCCTACAAAAGCTCCAGAAAGTATTAGCGTTTCGGGTGTGATTTCTACCCCGTTTGATTGGCTGGAGAAACGTGTGGATACAATCGACCAAAAGGAGGCTAATATCAAAGTGAATCGAGAGGATATGAGCATTACTCTTACAATCAACGAAAAGGATAACTATACCAAAAATACATTTTCTGGTAAGGTTCAACTTTCGGAGGTGTTTGAAAAGTTTGGGATCAACGATGAGGGGAGAGGCTGGACACCTGCAAAACTGGGGCAGTTCTTACGCCTCAATCGTGGAGTGTTTGAGGATAAAGAGAAATGTATGGTGCTCGTTTCCAATCTCAAAAACTTTACGGCAAATGCAAAGGCAGAAATACAAAAGCAGCGTGATCCTTCTGGATCTACAGCGGATGTGTACAAATGCCAAGTTGAAAGCAATTTGCCAAAGAGCTTTTCTGTGTGTCTGTCTGTTTTCAAAGGTACACCGAAGGAACGTATTGAGGTTGAGTTCGACCACTATCTGAGTGATGGTGATGTGTATCTCCAGCTGGTATCTCCAGGTGCCAATGAAATGGTGGAAGCGTACCGTGATACCTGTATAGATCAGGTATTGGAGAAGATCAAAGCTATTGCTCCTGACATTGCTATTCTGGAAGTATAAACCCTGAGTGTGGATACTCTTCTCAGGGAGAGTATCTACACTTCAATTCTCTCAATATGGCTAAAGATAAAATACCAATGCCCTTTTTTACTCGTGACTGGCTGAGCTGCGCTGAGGTGAAAGTTCTGGCTCCTGATGTTCGTGGGCTATGGTTTGATATGATCTGCTATATGTGGGAAAGCGTGGAGCGTGGTGTGATGGTTAAGCCTAATCACCAGCCTTATACCAAAGATGAGATAACACTGATGATCGGTAGGGATTGCTCAGGATCTTATGCCTGGTTTGATACTCTTATTGATAACGGAGTTTGTGCTGTTAGAGAAGATGGAGCTATTTATAGTAGGCGAATGGTTAAGGATGAGGAAATTAGGGGGAAAAGACGGGAAGCTGGTAAAAAGGGCGGTGACGTAACTAAAGCCAAAGTATTCCAGCCAAAGCAGGAAACTGTAGATGGATCCCCTGATGATGCTACCCAAACACCTCCACCGCTAACACCAGAACAGCAGGAAAAGGCTGAGAAAGCCAAAAAGTACAAGTATGCTGATTACGTTACCCTTACCAGGGATGAGTACGCTAAGTTATGTGAGGAGTATTCGGAGGATGGAGCCAAAGCTATGATAGACATCCTTAATAACTATAAAGGCTCTAAAGGCAAAAAATATAAGTCCGACTATCTTACTATTCGTGGATGGGTGAAAGATAAGTATTACGAAGATTTACAAAAAAATGGAAGTGAACGAACGCTCTTTAACGGAGGAACAGGCTCTCAAAATAATAAAGCAGTTTCAGGATCAGGGGTACAAACTAACAGCAAAGAAAGCTCAGGAGGAAATACTGGCTCACAGAAGAATTATTCTGAAAGGTTTTAAGTACAATCTGGAGGATCCTGAGGAGTTTAAACGCCATGCCTGGATGATTACAGAGATAGGAAACAGCTTTATGTTGCGTGAGTTCTCACGGTTTACCATTGATGATTATAACAGGGATGTGTTGAAATTCCTAACATACTATTTCAATGGCTGCAAATTGGCTGAATCTGTTTTCCCAGATGAAGAATACAAGATACATAAGAACCTTTTACTGGTTGGAGATCCTGGTACTGGTAAAACAATGCTCATGCAGATATTTTCTGAATACCTAAGACGTATAGGGAATGAAAATGCTTTCAGGAATTTATCTGTTACCCAGATGATGAACTATTATAAAATCAATGGGCATATTGATAAATACACCTACAACGAGATAGGCGGTAATGGTTCCTTTGAGGGAGCACCTTTCAATATCTGCCTGAATGATGTAGGACTACTTACTGAAAAGCAAAAGAATTACGGTACAGATCTGAGCACGGTTATGGATGAGTTCCTTTTTGCCAGGTATGAGTTATTCCAGCAATCGAATAAGAGATACCATCTAACAAGCAACCTCGATGTGAAGGAATTTAAAAAGAGGTTTGAGGATAGGCTGGTGGATCGTTTCAAGAGTTTCAATGTAATACAACTGAAAGGAGATAGTAGAAGAAAATGAGGTTTGCGCTTAGAAATAAAATCCGATTAATAGAAACGTTCGGGGGTGATTTCTGTGAGGAAATGACGGGGTATTTGAAGGACTATTTTTCATGCAACCAGGAAATACCCAGGTATAAGAAAGATGGATATACTCACGAATTTATATCTGTTCCAGGCAAAAGTTTATCCTATCAGTTTGCGATAATTAGGGAGCAATACGATGTATTAACATTGGCTTACTACCCTAAGTGATTATTAACCAAGTAAACTAATACAAAGAATGGGAAAAATGAGATGTGAATTTTCCAGATCAGGCAAAGATTACGAGCTGATTTATTTTAACGGTAACGGTGCTAATCTGGAGGTATTTATAAACGGTTCCCTGGTTGGATCTGCTACAGGAGATAAAGCGACCAGGATATGGAATAAAATTATAGGTTATGAAGAATAAGAAAAAAGTAATACTTACCCTCTGTAAAACCTTTCCTGTAACGCATAGTATGGCTGGAAAGCCTACAGGTTTTGAGGATAAGCTGAAAAAAGGTGAGAAGATCCACACTATCAGGTATAATGCTAAAAATGTGTGGGATGAAAGGTATAAAAGTATTTCCTCTGGGGAAAAGTTTCTATCAGTACGTGAATGGACTGGCAGACCTTATAACTCAGAACAGAGGGAGTTTGCTCAGTTTGAGAAGATAGGATTGCAACACGTAACCATGACTTACGGCTCAGATGATGCTTATCCTCAAATTTGGATAGATGGTAAGCAGGTTCCGATCCAGGAGGTTGCTAAAAATGATGGTCTGAGTGTAGCGGACTTTGTAGAGTGGTTCTTTGGTAATAGCAAAGAAAACACGTTTGAGGGTGTGGTGATACATTTTACTCCGTTCAGGTATAGTAAGACTGGTGAAGAACTGATAAAAGAGCTGGGTGATGAACTTTGTGAGTATTGCCCCTGGAAGAATGGGGAGATTTCTCACGGATGCGATTCACTTTGTGAGGGTAGCTATTGTAATGATGCGTTGAGTAGCTTCCTGGATGAGAATGAGAAATATTTTGATGAAACAGAAAACAATTAGATAATATGGAAACTAATGCAACCAAAAGAACGGATATTTTCCTGATAGATCCCCGTAATATCGTGGTAATGGATGATTTCAATGTTCGTAGAGATTTTGATCTGGATGAGTTAAAGGAACAAATTAAGGCAAAGGGTGTGCTTAACCCTATTACCGTTATCCCATTCAAAGAGAATAATGTAGAGCTTTATAAACTGGTGGATGGAGAAAGGCGTTATCGTGCTACTATGTTAGCGATACAAGAGGGTGCCGATATTCCATTTATTAAAGCCCTAAAAGCTCCTAAAGATGCCAGCCAGGAAGATCTGTGTATAGAACAGATGATGAGGAATGAGGGTAAACGCTTTTCTGAAATTGAATGTGGTATCATGTTCAAGCGTTTTAAGGAGGAGTTTGGATATACCCAGGCTGAGATTGCCGAAAAATTCAGAAAGTCACCTGCTTTTATTTCAAAATGCCTTTCCCTTATGGATCTGCCTCAGGATATTCAGGATAGGATCATAGCTAACCAGATTTCAGCTAAGGCAGCGAGAGATATTGTTTCTAACTATGATACAGAGCTGGAACAGATAGAAGCGACTAAAGAAGCTGTTAATATAGCCCAAAAACAGGGGAAAAAGACAGCGACCAATAAAGAGATCAATGCTTACCAGAAAGAGGCTAAGGAGGCAAAAGAAATAGCTCAGGCATTGCGTACCGTATGGGCTTATCTGGATGGAGGGGAAACAGTGAATGTTATTCAACTGGCTCAACTTCTGGAAAAGACAGAAAGCGTAAGTCAGGCTATGAGGCAGTATAAAAAAACAGGCAGTAATTAACACAATATAAATCAATTATGAAGATAGTATTTTTTGACCTGGAAACTACAGGTACGTTAGTGAACAAAAACGGGATCCACCAGATTAGCGGTGAGATCGTGGTAAATGGTGAGGTGAAGGAAACTTTTGATTTCCATGTACAACCAAACCCAAAAGCAGAGATAACTCAGGAGGCTCTGGATGTAGCTGGAGTTACAAAAGAGCAGATTTTGGCTTATCCTCCAATGGGGGTAGTCTATGGGCAATTTACCGCAATGTTGGGTAAGTATGTGGATAAGTTTAACAAGAAAGATAAGTTCTTTCTGGCTGGGTATAACAATGCCTCATTTGATAATCAATTTCTCCGTGCCTGGTTCCTCCAGAATAATGATAAGTATTTTGGATCTTGGTTCTGGAGTAACTGTTTTGATGTGATGGTTTTGGCTACTCCATTCCTGGCTGCCAAACGTGCCGAAATGGAGAATTTCAAACAGGGTACTGTTGCTAAGGCTCTGGGGATCCCAGTGGATGATAACAAGCTGCACGATGCGCTTTATGACATCCAGATATGTAAGGCTATATATGATATTGTTTCACCGATTAAATTATAAAGTTATGCAAGATCTAAATGAGAAAATGCTAAAAGAAGAAACTGCTGTAGGTGTTGATTTGGGCAGTAAGGCAGAAGATTGTTCTGTAGACAAAGGTATGTTTCAGCCCAGTAAAGAAGCAAGGAAAGGTGTGTATTTCCCTGAGTATTGGAGAAAGAAGAAGCTCAACAGCTCTTTTGTGGATGAGCTGGAAAAAGCTGCAAATAGCGAACCATTTGCAACGGATGAGTATGGCGAGTACCGACTTGGAACGTTCCTACATGGGTGTTCTGTGGTAAAAGTTGAAATGACGGATAGCCTTTTGAGTATTGCCATTCACAGCCAGCATCCAGTCGGTTTGCCAATGTTAAGGGAGATCCGATATAAGTACGCTCCTGATGCAACGCTTATGACTATGCTAATGCCAGCCAGGGATCAGCAGATAAGTGAAAATACCATTGTACTCTATCAAATACCAGGCTCTTTGAATGAGGACGGTGTTCAGGATGTTGCATTTGAGGGTGAGGAGGAACAACATGGATCTAAATGATATTGTAGAGGTGACTTTAACCCAGGAAGGGGCTAATATCATCAATAAAGGGAATAACGCTTTATTGTCTTATTTCCCATCTTTAGAACTCCGTACTGATTACAAGGAAGGAGATAAGTACAAAGCTGAACTACATGATCTGTTTTATAAGTTCGGTGTGCATTGCTGCCCTGGTTCAGATGTATTATTCACTAACTTAATCCCTGAGGAAAAATGATTTATATAGGTATTGATACGGGAGTGGAAACTGGTTTTTCTGAATGGGATAATAGGGAGAGAAAGCTACTCTCCGTGTGTTCCCTAAAGATACATGAAGCTATGGAACGTGTGAAAGCATTAGCTGCCCTACATGATAAAAAACTGGTAGTTCGTGTAGAGGATCCCAGGCAACGTACCTGGTTTGGAACTGAGAGAATGACACGGGAAGAAGAACGTAAGAAGCTACAGGGAGTAGGATCTGTAAAACGTGATGCTACTATATGGGAAGATTTCCTCACCGATCTGGGGGTAGAGTTTGAAATGGTAGCTCCTAAGCGAAATATAACAAAGCTGCCTCAGGATACTTTCAAAACTTACACTGGCTGGCAAAAGAGAACGAATGAGCACGGACGGGATGCTGCTATGTTAGTTTTTGGCTTCTAAATCAAAAAATTATAGCTAAATCTGTGTTTGACAGACACGGATTTAGTATATTTGCATATTAACTAAGTAAATTTTGAGTATGATTTCACCAATGGCAATAATTATAGCGAGCGTAGCGATAGCTTTATTAGCTATCTTCTTATTTATCCATGAGTTATATCCTGTAGATATTATCCGTAAAGGTAGAAAGGTGAATATTTATGTGGATGGAAAATTTAACCGTGAGGCTACCATTTCTGGCATTGCTTCTGGTTATCTTTTTGTTTATGAAAGGCTGCCTCTCCCAATCCATTACAGGGGTAAGTTTTACGCTTCTGGTTGTATGAGTGATGGGCACACTATTTTGTATCTGGGGAAAAAGAAACTTTATCTCCTGATGCGTTTGGCTTATTTTTTCCGCAAAATAGCGAATACTCCAGTATATGCGGATCAAATGCCTATTGAGGATCCTGATGCAACCAATGAACCAAGAGAGGAGGTAGAGGATGAACTGTAGTGAAATCGTTTACCGCAAAGTATCTGAGCTAAACCTGCTAAAAGATAACCCCAGGAAGATCTCCAGGGCTGATATGGATAGATTGGTAGATTCACTCCGTATAAACGGTTTTTGGAAGCATCGACCTATTACCCTTTCTGATCGCACTGGCGAGCTGGTGGTTATCGCTGGCAACCAGCGTTTGAAAGCTGCTAAGAAGTTGAAACTGGAGGAGGTTCCCACTGTTCTCTATTCTGACATTACAGAAGAACAGGAGGCTGATATAGTCCTCAGGGATAATATCAATAATGGGGAATGGGATCTTAACCTGTTAGATGATGGCTGGAAAGATAAGGTAGATTTTAGCTTTATCGGGTTGGATGTTCCTGATCCAGATGAGCCTATTGGCAAAAAGTCCAAGAAGAAAGCGAAAGCTGAGGATCCTGATGGTGAAGGTTTAGAAGATGAAGAGGAGCCAGTGGATGATAAAGAGGAGTTTTTCAGGTCTATGTTCAATGATTGCCTGTATGAGAGTAATAATGAGTTTGAGATCCCCAACTTACTACTGGATAGGCAAGCTGGAAAGCTGCTTTTGCCATTTGCTCCCTGGGGTGCTGACAGCAGACTGAGAAAGGATGTTTCCACCTATCATTTCTATGTGGATGATTACCGTTTTGAGGCTATTTTCAAAGATCCTATCAAAGTTCTTACCAGTGGAGTTAAAGCCCTGGTAGAGCCTAATCTTTCTGTATATGACACTACCCCGATAGCTTACGGACTGCAACAGATTTATAAAAAACGCTGGATCAGTCGATACTTCCAGGAGTGCGGTATTCTGGTATATGTGGATCTGAATGTTTCTGTGAAATTCAGGGAGTACAATAAGCTGGGGATCCCAAAAGGTTATAATGCCTTTTTCACTCGTGGTTATGCTGACAGAGTAGAGTATCTAAAGATTGAGCTGGATGTAGCCAGGGAGATCTCAGGTTTGCAAACTCCTAATATGCTTGTTTATGGCGGTGGTGATGAAATAAGGGCTTTCTGTACAGAGAATAGCCTGGTTTACATAGAGCAGTTTATTAACGATAAAAGCGGTAAAAATGGCAAAAACAAGCGGAAGCAATAGCAAGCCTCCTAAAACAGGAGGATTACCTGAGGGGGATTCTAACTACAAGGGTAAGGTAGGAAAGCTGGAATCTTTGAGTTCAATTAAAAACCCAGCTGTGTATAAATCCGTAAAGGAAGGTATTTCACGTTTTCACTCAGTCCTGGGTGTTCGACAAAAGGATATTAAAATAGCTACCCTGGATGCTGGAACTGGTGGGGTGCATATTTCTCAGGGAGGAGTATCTAAGCAGGTGGTTCTGAATAAGCAAGTATTCAATGGAAAGAACACTACAACTCAGAGCGTTGCTAAGTGGGCTGAAACTGGATACAAGAGTGGGCACCTGACTAAAACAAACAAACCAGTAGCTCATATTGTTACACATGAGCTGGCACACGCAACCTGGAACGCTCATTTATCAGCTCCCAATGCTAAGGCTGCTGGCAAGAGCGTGAATACTCTTTATAAGAAGTGGAAAGCCGATAAAAAGAAGTCAGGTTATGGGAAATATGCTTCTACTAACGTGAGTGAGTTCTGGGCTGAGGTATGTACTAAAGCCGTGCATGGGAAAGCTGATAAATATACTACAGCTGCTAAGGGAATTATTAAAAAATATCAGCTGTAACTGCTATATTTGTAGGCGGTTACGGTTAAAAACATACGATTATGGTTAAAATTGTATTAAACGATAAGCAAAAGGCTGTGATGCAGAAGTACCTGGATGGTGACTACAGCCCTTTTTTCTCCTCAGTAGAGGAACAGTTAGCAATGAATGATGTGATAGATATGGCTAACCAGTTGGAGGAGGAACTGGATGCTTATGATGAATCAGGTGAGGATCTTATGAGATGGTTCTGGGGTAAGTACCAGGAACAAGAACAGCAGTAATAATCTGAACAAAGGATCAGGTAGGGTTTCCTATCTGATTTTCTTTGCTTTATAAGTGTGTTTGTGAAACACATAAACAACGAATAAACAACGGATGGCACTCTTTGAAAAAGGAAATAAACAAGGTAACAGGTTCACCAGTGATAACCAGCCTAAGAAAAATGGCAGGAAGCCCTCACTATACAAACAGCTCAGAGAACTCACTGGTAAAAAAGTGGGGTTTGAGATGGGGAAAGAGGACTATTACGAAGTGATTCGTTTTCTCATGGAGCGTACACCTGGTGAATTACAGAAGATCCTGGATAATGCAAAGGATAAAGATAACGGAACAACTCCAATCTGGGTGCTGAATATTATTTCTGCTATAAACTCTGATATTCGTTATGGAAGGACTTACACCATTGATATGATCTTTGATAGGCTGTTTGGCAAGTCCACCCAGCCAATCGAGAGTGATATAAACGCTAATGTGTCTGGATCCCTGGGGGCTGATCTTTCAGCATTATCTACAGAGGAGCTATTAGAATATAACAAGCTGCTGGAAAAGATCAATGGCAAAAAGTAAGAACATACAGCTGCCTATGGCTCTTGCAGTCAAAATAGAACTGTTCAAACGGGGATGTTTTGACTTTATTACGGTTAAGGACGGTAAGAAACACGAAAAGCAAGAAAAGGCTCTCCAGATCCTTACTGATACCGAACACGTGGAGCTGCTGTATGGTGGAGCTGCTGGTGGTGCTAAGTCCTGGACTGGTGCTGCCTGGCTTCTTTTTATGTGTCTATGTTATCCTGGATCCAAATGGTTTATCGGACGTGCTGAGTTAAAGCGTATCACCCAGTCCACTCTAATCACCTTTTACAAGGTCTGTAACCAGTACGGTGTGGATGATACCCTGTATAAGTACAATGGGCAATATAACTACATTGAGTTTTATAACGGCTCACGTATCGACTTGCTGGATCTTCAATATAAACCAGGTGATCCTCTCTATGAAAGGTATGGATCCATAGAGTACACTGGTGGATGGATCGAGGAGGGAGGTGAGGTAAACTTTGGAGCCTATGATACCTTAAAAACCCGTATTGGTAGACATTTGAACGCAGAGCTGGGGCTGAGGCGTAAGCTCTTTATCACTTGTAACCCTAAAAAGAACTGGATGTATGAGACATTCTACAAACCAGCTAAAAAGGGTGATCTTGCTGATTATATGTATTACCTGGCTTGTTTGGTTCAGGAAAACCCGTTTATAGATCCTGACTATATAGAGGGATTGAGAACCACAAAGGATAAGGTAAAAAAAGAGCGTTTGCTAAAAGGTAACTGGGAGTATGATGATAATCCTAATGCGCTTTGCTCTCACGATGCTATCACTGCTATTTTTGGCAATCTCCTGGCTCTTGTTACTGATACTTTCTACCTGACAGCAGATATAGCCCGTTTTGGCTCTGACTATGCCCGTATTGGTGTATGGAAAGGGTATAAGCTGGTAGATCTGAAATGTTTTCCTATCAGTAAAACTACAGAGATCCAAACGTGTATAACCCATTTCCAGAAGAAATACAGGATACCTAAATGGCGGTGTATAGCTGATGAGGATGGTGTAGGCGGTGGTGTAGTGGATAATTGCGATATACAAGGTTTTACCAATAATAGCAGGGCTTTCAATGATGAGAACTACCAGAACTTACAAACTCAGTGTGCCTATAAGCTGGCTGAGCACATTAACGCCTCTGAGTTAGGCGTGGATCCTGATCTGGTTAGCCCGGCTGATATGGAGCAGATCACTCTGGAACTGGAGCAGCTACAGACCTGGAAAGTTGATGATGAGGGTAAGTTAAAGATAAAGCCTAAAGAGGAAATAAAGCAGGATATAGGATGCTCTCCAGACTGGAGGGATATGTTCCTGATGAGGTGCTGGTTTGACTATAACGAGTATGATATACCCGATGATATAGAAAATAGATTGAGTGGTTTAATGAGCTAAAATTTAGAGATATGGGATTATTTAACGTAGTAACGAATGAGGTAAAAGCTGCTGTAGGCTATCAGCAGGATTTCGCCCAGCTTCTGGCTTCAAAGGATGTAACCAGGGCTATTAACTTTATGCACGATCATTCTATAGCTGCTACCCAGAATTTGCTGGAGTACAATGTAGAGAGTCACAAAATTATGAAACGCCAGGATAAGCCGATTTATGATAAAAAAGGCAATTTCCTGAGGTTTCAAAAACGTTGGAAAATTCCAATTCCCTACCAGGTGTTTATAAATGAGATCGCTTTGGTTTTCCTCTATGGCAGACCTGTAAAGTGGTTGCAAGAAACAGAGGGAACGGATGAGGCATTTGAGAACTACAGGAACTTTCTAAAAGAGATCCGCTTTGATGCACACGTAAGAGAGGCTAAACGTGCTGCTGGTGCTGAGGGTACGGCTGCTATTTTGTGGCATACATACAGAGGTGATGATGGCAAGCCCAAATGTTTGCTGAATGTTCTTTGCAAAAAGAATAAAGATGAGATTTTTACTATCAAAGATCAGTACAAGCGTTTGAAAGCGTTTGCCTGGGGGTATTCTCTTACTGAGGCAGGATCTAAAACCGTATATCACCTGGATATTTACACGTCTGATACTATTTATAGGTGTAAGCGTGCCAGTGTCGGATGGGAGGTGCTGGTTATGCAGAACCCTGTAGGAAAGATCCCAGTTATCTTATTTGAGCAGGAGCCTGAACATGATGGAGTACAGCCGATGATTGAACGTACTGAGTCTATGGAGTCCACGGATGCAGATGTTAATGATCGCTTTGCTAATCCCGCAATGGTTGCAACCGCTGAGATCCTGAATAGCTTACCTAAGTCTGAGGAAGATGCAAAGCTGTATATTCTGAAAAATGGTGGAGAGGTGAAATACTTAACCTGGGATGAAGCGTCTGAGAGCAAAAAGAATGAGTACGAGCGTCTGGATAAGCATATCCTTTCAAAATCTTTCACTCCTAATATTGATTTTGACAACATGAAAAGCCTGGGCAACCTATCGGCAAAGGCTATCAGGAAAGTAATGCTTTTGGCTATAATCAAAGCGGACAAACGTAAGGAAACGCACGATGGATACATGAACAGGGTTTCTAACCTGGCTCTGGCTATTCTGGGCAATGTAATGGACTACCCCAATAAGGCTAAGTATGAAGCTCTGAAAGTTGGGCATGAGTTCCAGGAGCCTTTTGGAGAGGATGTTTCTGAGTTGTTAGCCGATATTTCCAAACAGTATAATGATGGTGCCCTGAGCCAGCAGACCTATGTAGAAATGAGTTACCTGGTGAAGAATGCAAAACTGGAAATGGAACGTATCAAGCAGGAACAGGCTGAGGCTATGGAGAAACAAATGGCACTTAATAAAATGGATGTTTTTGGGGAGGCTGAATAATGGAGGCAAAATTTAAAGTAGGTGATATTGTGCGTATCGTATCCAATGAGGTACAACCTGAATACGTGGGTAGAATAGGTAGGATCAGTAAAGTTTATCCAGCGTATAATGAAAAGGCAGGAGAGAGCTTTGTGTTCCGTGTAAATGTGGGTGGTAAATTGCTTAAAGGTGTAGCCAGCGATAATGATTTATCATTGATAACGGAGGGAGGTAATGATGGCAAAGTTTGAGAAGTTGGCAGGGACAAAGGGACAATATTCTTTCTGGTGCCCAGGGTGCCAGTGTGCTCACCATGTTTGGACTAAAAACGAGGGATACCCTCACCCTGTTTGGGGATTTAATGGAGACACTGAAAAGCCAACCATTACACCCTCTATCAAAGTGGAATATCCTACAGAGGATCAGGTGGAGATCTGCCACTCTTTTATCAGGGATGGTAGGATAGAATACCTTTCAGACTGTACTCACAGCTTGGCAGGTAAGACTGTAGATATGTTGGATATAAACGAGGTGTGAGTATGGCAAAGAAAGGAACAGATCCAAAGCCTAAGACGTGCCGATGTGAGGACTGCATTCATAGTAGCAATCCTCACGATTTCATGGTGTTTTGTGAAGTGATCGGCTTTTGTCGGGCTATCGGGATCCGAGCCTATTGTGTTCACTATAAAGCTAAACAATAATGGCTAAGTACGTCAATTCTACAAAGCTCCAAAAGGAACTATTCAAGCGTACAGAGGGATATTCTTCCAGTGTGCGTAATGTTTATATAGAGGTTCTTTCACGGTTGATTAACCTGGTGAAAGGTACAGAGCTGGAGGATGGAAAACCTTTCTCCTTTTCTGATTATGGCTATGGTGATGAGGCTACAGCTATATTCAGGGAGCTATACAGCCGTGTGTACCAGGAGATCCGTGGGGATGTAGAAAAGGAATGGATGTTATCCAATACCAATAATGACGAACTTGTAAAAAGCATATTCGGTGCCAAAGCTATAGAGGATAACCATTTTGCCCGTTTTTTCCAGCATAATAAGGAGGCTATGAATGCTTTCTTTTCCCGTAAGACTGGAGAGGAGGGGCTAAGCCTTTCTCAAAAGGTTTGGAAATATACAGGGCAATATAGGGATGAGTTAGAAAACGCTTTGGATCTGGCTATAGGTGAGGGCACTCCTGCCAACAAACTTGCATCTAAGATCCAGAAGTATCTCCAGGAACCTGATAAGTTCTACAGACGTTTCAGGGTAAAGACTGGTGAGGATGAAGATGGAAACCCTGTATATGGTAGGATCTGGAAACGTAGGGTTTACGATAAAGAGAGTGAGGGCTACAAGTGGGTAGATGATAACCCTAAAAAATATCATCCAGGCAGAGGAGTGTATAGATCCTCATACCGAAACGCCCAGCGTCTGGCACGCACTGAGACAAATATAGCCTATCGTACCGCTGATTATGAACGCTGGCAGCAGCTGGATTTTGTTGTAGGTATTGAGATCAAACTGAGCAATAATCACCCTACTGCTGATATATGCGATGATCTGAAAGGGATCTATCCTAAAACGTTCCAGTGGAAAGGCTGGCACCCTAACTGTAGGTGTTATATGGTGCCTGTCCTGGCTACAGAGAAAGAAATGGACGAAATGATAGATAAGATACTATCTGAGGATGTGGTGGATCCTATGGAAAGCTCTGAGGCAGTACAGGAGTATCCCCAGGAATTTCAGACCTGGGTAAAGGATAATGAGGAGCGTATGGAGGCAGCTAAAGCGAAAGGTACACTCCCATACTTCATAAAGGATAATAAAACGGCTGTAGAGGATATTCTAAACCCTCTCACGCCCGAACAAAAGCACCATAAGGAATTAGTATCAAAATATGGTGAGGAGAGCGTACAGCAGCTATATAACGCTTTCGATTCTTTCAAAGAAAAGATCTCTACTGGTGATTTACCATACCAGATAAAGAAGCTGAAATTTGAGGCTAATTTTGTAGCCGAAAAAAATAAGTTCCCAACATCCCCAGAAATGGTTAAGATGTTGGAGAAAGAACTGGCAGAGGTTCAGGCTAAATATGATATTCAGCTGGCAGTAGAGGCAGCAAAACCAATCCTGGAGTATAAGAGTAAGAGCAAACCATTAAACTCCATTCTGGGGCAATTAAATGAAGCCGTTTCCAGTGGAGGATCGGCTAACGATATTCAAAAGCTAACAGCTCAGGCAACAGCCAAGATCCAGGAAATTGAAAAGGCACGCCTGGCAAAGATGGTTAAGCAGGGAGGTGATGGATCCACTCTGGATATATATGCTACAGTTGAGGAAAAACTGGAAATAGCATGTTTACAGGATATGTATGATAAAGCTATGGCTCAATATGGCAGCCAATGGAATTACACCGTTAATGAACGCTACCAGGAGCTGGCTGAGTATAAAAAAGAGCTTTCCCTGAAATATGTATCTAAGCAGGGGAAGCTGGTAAAACTGAATGGGGAAACTGAGGAGCTGGCAAAAAAGGCTCTGGAGGAGTACATAAACGCTCCAGAAAATAATGCTGCTATGAACGCAGTAGGTGGCAGATGGCAAAAACATAGTTCAGAAAGATATAGTATAGCGGAATACGCAAAAAAAACGGGTATCTCTGAGGATGATTTGGGACTGATAAACCGATATACATACGGATCCAAATGGTGCAATAATTACGGCTATGGCGTTGTAGATTCATATCATGGGAAAGTAGAGGACTATGGAGGGCTTTGCCAGAAGTTTTACCCAGCCTGTAACGCAGCCCTGGAGAAAATGCCACGCTATAACGGTACTGTGTTCTCTGGTATTAGTTTCGATCCTATGATGATGGATAAATATATAACTGAAATGAAAAGCTGTCTGGCTTCTGGTTCTCCATTCGTAAATAAGGCTTTTATGTCCTCTACTACCAATATCTCCAGAACATCTATCTTTGGTGATAATGTTATGCTGGTGATAAAGAGTAAAAAGGGTGTAGATGTAAAAGCTATCTCACACTATGCGAGTGAGGACGAAATAGTATTCCGTGCTGGATCCAATTTTAAGGTACTGAAAGTTTACCAGGAGAGCGAAAGGAAATACGGCTTTGGAAAAGGCTGGGTGATTGAGATGGAAGAAATGTAAAAGGGTGCTCAACTGGCACCCTTTCCTGTAGCTTCTTATTTATTTCACCAGAGAGTGAACAAACATTCTACCTGCCTCAGTCCATACGGATGTGAGCATAGTACCTACACGCCCGTCTTTTTTATCGTAGGTGTAAGTTTTGGTTTTCATGTAGCCTTTATCATGGTATTTCTCATAGAGAAACCACTGCCCACCCTGACGGTATTGTACACCATGCCTGTGTAGCAGCTTATTGAGCTTACAGGCACTCATCTCAAGCTCTTTGGCAATCTGTGTGGTAGTGTAGGTACTGGTACTACTCAGAACATTATCAGCATACTCAACTTTGGGGGTTTGTTTCTCTATGAGCTTTGCCTGACTGTTTTTTATGTTCAGTAACCTTTGGTTTTCTGAATGGTACACCCGTTTCTGCTCCTCCAGTAGCTTATTCCTTTTCCGCTCCTCTTTGAGAGCCGTGAGGATCTTAATAGCGTTATCAGGATCAGCCAGGATATTGTCAATGGTTTGCGGTGTGGCTGTCATTCCATACTTCATAAGCTCCTTTATCCGATCATTGCACCAGATTGCGAACTGAGGGCTGAGCCAACGGGCGAACTCCAGGGCTACATCTTCGTGAAACCAGGTGCCAGGATTGGTACCACCTTTGGAAACTTGCACTAAATCAGCAAAGCCGATATTACGGCTTTGAGAAAGAACGTTTAAAAACTCCTTTGTTTGATCTGTACTTAGAAAGTGCTGAACTCTTTTCCCGAAAGGTTTTGCCATTTGGGTAGCATTAACCACTGTAGCCTCTCCTATCTGGAAAGTGATAGGGTTTCCATCGTATTGAAAGATCTGGCTATTCATAGCATACCCTCCTTTCTCATGTAGGAAACAACTCTGAGGCTTCCAAGCCTAACAGCCTTTTTCATTATTAGTTGAAACTCCTCCAGCGTGATAGCATGCTGGATTGTTTGGCTCGTAATGTGAGCTGTACCTGTTTGCCTGCTACTGTTATTCGCAGACGAACTTAAAACGTGATTATCCATTGTAGAGTATTTATGGATGATAGGCAGTAAAAAAGAACGGTACCACCTTTCCCGTTACTCTACACCTGGATAGGCAGTGATGGCATTAACCATTCACACGGGGGTATGATACCGTAAACTATATAGTCTTACGACAATTCTGTAAGCATAAAAAATGCCCACGCAATTGGTGAGCTATCTCACCTATCCAAATGTAGAGTACAACAAAAATAGCCTACAGCTTTGGATTTTGCAAACATTTCTTTCTCTATTCGATCCGCAAAGATATAAAATGTGTTTGATAAACGCATATTCTATTCGTATGGAACTACATTTATTACGTTCCCTTTCAGGTCTAAGTGAAAAATATTGTTTTCAATAGTATATCCTCCAAAACTGTTTTTAGCTCTGTATTTGTGTCTAATAATATATCCATTTTCATTTTCTATGACTTTGCCCCATTCAATACTTTCATAGCTGTTTGGATCTTTTAGATTATTCTGTAGATATTTCTTCACCTGAGAAACTGATCCGTCCCATGCGCTATTTTCTATTTTATTACCTTTTTCTTTTCTTTCTAACCGTTTTTCTGCTTCCTTAAGTGCTTTATTGCTAAAATTATCTATGATAAGTTTATGTACGGGCGCATCTATATAGCTTAAATCGCTACCTGACGCATGGCGAAGAAATATTATTTGGTTGTTTTTAAACCATTTAGTGAATATGTTACGTTGTATTTCCCCATCATATTTTTTGTATTCTTCATAATATGATATTCGATTGTATGTAGTATCTAATTGGCTGGTTAAACACTTATCCAATAATAAAATTGTTTCTTCGTCTGGATCTCCAAGCATGTCAAAACTTAGGTGATACAGTTTGCCATTGTGATAACCTAAATTTACCCATGTATCTATTTCTTTATTTTCTTTAATTTTGTATGAGTATTCGTAATGATCTCCATATTTTGTGATGGTACTATCATTTATTAGCACTTTAATAATACTATCAACTTCACGTTCATTCATCCCGAAATTAAGTCCAAAAGGAAGTTCTGAATAATTTTCATTAGAAGTTTCAGCGATTTTATCTGCTTCACGTTGTTTTATTTCATTCAGCTTGTTTTCTTTATTTTCTGAACACCCTGTTATCAAAGCTACCAGGCAAAGCATTAGAAAGGTTCTCATAAACGTGTGTTTTTAGGTTAAAGCTACCTGTTTGCGTATAAACACACGAAAGCGTGGGCTTACCCTGTCGGATTAAGAGGTACGACCAAGCACCCACCACCACAAACAAGAGTAATGCCCACGCATAGCGTAGGCATTAGCACATTGTTCCTGAGGTGGTTTTGAAATTTGGTCGTTTTCTTGATCCTCAAAACAAATAGCCAATGCTATTTTAGTATGTTTTCAATTCTACTGCAAATATACTGCTTTCTTTATTACCAAAATAGCCCAAATCTGTTATTTGTTTTGTAACATGGCAAGTACATAATAGAAAAGGAGGTTATTCAACCTCCTTTTTTCCTGTATCAAAAACCTTTCCCCAGTCTGTGCTATCCCCGTATGGGTTTGGTGATTTACCTGGTAAATGTTCTTTCAGTAGGTTCTCTTTCCAGTGTTTGTATGATTCAGAAAGAGATTCCTCTGGATCCGACTTATCCAGGAAAGCAAAATGAAACTCCTTTTCATACTCCCAGAAAGAAGCTGCCAGGGGGTGAAATTGATCGTTTGTGTACGGGTTCTCTTTTTCTCCCTTGTACCAGTGATAATTTGAATAATCCTCTGTGATCCCAGAGAAAAATCCTTCTTTGTTCCAGTCTTTACTCATTATATTGTTAAATGATGTTTGTTGAACTTCATATAAAAACTCCCTATTATGCTTTGCATATCACCAGGCAAATAATCCATTGTTTCACTCCAGATATTCATGGGGATATGGTAGTATGCTTCTGCTAAAGATCCAGCTATGGCACCGATAGTATCACTATCTCCACCAATAGATATAGCCAGCCTGATAATCTCCTCAAAATCTGTGCCCTCCAGGAAACAGCTGATAGCCTGGGGAACTGTTATCTGGCACGTTTCATCAAAACTATTTGTTTCCCTGATATAATCCACTGGCTGTATCTCATATCCAAACGAATGTTTAACACAACGCTTTACAGCATCCTTTCCTATCTTTCCTGTTCTAAGGTGATATACCAGATCTGCAATGCACTGAGCACCTTTTATACCTTCTGGGTGATTATGGCTTACTTCTGCTGATCGCTTTGCCTGATTTAACACATCCTGGTAGTTATCAAAAGCCCATCCAATAGGGCTAACCCTCATGGCTGAACCGTTTCCAAAACTGTTATAAGGTTGCGGATCTACTGAGTGGATCCAGCGAACAAAAGAACCTCCATAAGATCCTTTAGGGTTTGGGTACTTTCGGCACCATTCCTGTAGGCTATCTTTATAACTTTTTCCATTTAGGATAGCATCCGCTATAGCCACTGTGCAAATGGTATCATCTGTATATGCACTCTCCTCTGTAAATAGCTCAAAATTCGTGCTATTTGTATTATTGAACTCAAAACGGGATCCTATTATATCCCCGATAATTGCACCTAACATTATTATTCCTCCAGCTCTTTTTTTGCAGATTCTTTCTTATTCATGTTATTAGCCCAGTTGTCTAATTCGTCCAGTGTATAGGAAGGTAAATTCATCCCATCAATAATTTCTATTAGTTCAGATGGATTTTTGAATTTTATACCTCTATTTGCTTGTGTTCTTCCGAGTGTTCCCATTCGGATAGTACAAAACTTATTATGATACTCTCCCTTTTTCAGATCCACATTCCAGAGGCTCTCTTTCTTAATGCCTACCACATCCTCAGGCAGCTCATCATAGATGGCTGCTTTGGATCCATAATAGTAGTGCTGTTTATCCTGATATGGATTTTTCAGCTCTACATGGATAACTTTAGTTTGCTGATTCATTTTTGTATAGTTCCTCTATTTTAAGTAAGTATCCAAGTAATACGCACTCAGCACATTCTCCATTTAGAAAGTCAATAGCTAAAGCAGATATAGCTCTACTCTGAACTGTTTTAAGCTCCTCCAGTCCTGCCTTAGTTATATCGGTCTGTCTACTATTTAGGATCTCTATGGCTTTTAGATAACCCTCTTTTGCTGGATCACTAATAAGAGGTTTAAACCTTTGATCGGCTAACCTTTCCTCGATCTTTGAGATCGTTTCTTTAATCTCTTTTTCTTCTATCATAGCTTTCTAATTTGAGGCTTTAAAATTGTATATTGGCTTTATAGTATCAATGATCTCAACTGTATCAGTGATAGCGGTTCTTATATCCTCCATTGACTTATACGCTTGTGGGGCTTCGTCTATAGTGGATGTACTTACTGAGGTGGTGAAAATACCATCCATTGAGTTTACAAACTCATCCATTGAAAGCATCTCTTTTGCCTTGCTTCTACTCATAAGCCTACCAGCTCCATGAGGTGCTGAATAGTTCCAGTCCTCATTTCCCTTTCCTATGCAAATGAGAGATCCATCACGCATATTTATAGGAATAAGTAGCTTTTCTCCCTGCTCCGCACTTACAGCACCTTTCCTAAGGATCATACGCTTAAAATCAATGTAGTTATGTATGGTTTCAAACCTGCTTTCTTCCAGAAACCCCATTTCTTTAATGATAATGGCTGCCATTGTTTTACGGTTCAACATGGCAAACCGTTGAACAATCTCCATATCATTCAGGTAGGATCTAAAATAGTCACCAGATAAGTGAGCCAGCTCTTTGTCGGCTATAGGCTTTTTCAGCTTCTTTACTTCGCTCTCAATATCCTGTATCCTGCCCTCTGTTTTTAATCTGGTGATAAGATCCTCTCTTACTTTTTTCATTTCATTAGCACCCTGAAAAGCAAGATCCTGATAGTATTTACAAACATCACCTCCCAGCTTTCTACTCCCAGAATGGATAACAAGGTAATGCCTACCACTTTTCTCAGAATAATCTACCTCTATAAAATGGTTCCCACCACCAAGAGATCCAATAGAAAGCAAAGCTCTCTCCAGATCAACCTGCTTAGCGCATATTAAACTTTCAAAATCAAATGTAGCTTTCTGCTTTTCGTGAACATCAAACCCATTTGGAATTTTTGTGCGTATAATAAGATCCAGTTTCTCACAGTCTATATCTTTATCCTTTAGCTCAATGGTGAGCATACCACACCCAATATCTACACCTACCAAATTAGGGGTAACTTTATCGGTTATTGTCATGGTTGTACCAACGGTGCAACATTTACCAGCGTGTGAATCTGGCATTATTCTGATTATAGAGTTTTGGTAGGCTTCATAGTTTGCAAGTCTTTTAACCTGCTCGTAAGCCTCGTATTCAAATGTTTCAGCAAACACTTTAACCTCATTCCCTGTGTTGGTTCTAATTGTTTTCATATCAAAAACGTATTTGGTAATTACAAATATAGTGTGTTATGATTAGTATAACAAATAATAAAGGTTTATTTCTTCTTTTTACCAAGTAAATTAATGTGCCTCTTTAGTTCGGAGTGGAGGTACTTGTTATCTGCCCTTAGCTCTTTGATAATGGCATTGCGTTTCTCCAGCTCCTCATTATACCGTTCACGTTCAAACTGGGAAAATGTAAGATCTTCACCAGTGGAGCAGGTGCAATCCCTAATATCATCACTTATAACAACCGACCAGCAACCAGGGATGAGCACCTTACCAGCTTGTTTGTCGTAAACGTAATGGCATTTCATTGAAATTCACGGTACTTATCAACAATGCTATTGTAGTCTAATGCGTATTGGTTCTGCAAATTCATTATCTGATCGTATGTATAGGCTGGAGAACATCCTTCTGCCTCTCTTTGTTGATTTTCGGCTTTCATTGCTTCCAGCTCTATTAAGGCAGAAACTGCCTCATTTATTTGCCTGGCAAATTGCTGTAGTCCGCTATCTGTTAAATTACTCATGTTTACTCAGATTTTAATGTTTTCGATATATGTACAGGATACCATACCTTTGCCTCTGTTTGAGTGTCAATACCTTTAAACCATGTTTTCCCATTATCAACCTTTTCAAATGATGTAATCCTGGCTTGCTTTACATTACCTTTTGTATTCCTGTAAGGAACTATATCCCCAATATTATAATCAAACAAATTATAATCCCTCCTAACAAAGTGCTCAGGTAATTTATCACGCTCCTGTTTCAGCAGGGTAATGAGTGTATCTTTCAGGTAGAACTTTTGCCCTGTTTCATTTTTTAGCATCTCAAAGAAACATTCTGCATCGCTTCTCTCCTGAGCATTGTACTTTTTGCCAGACATAAGCCCGATCTTATACAGATCACAAGCTCCACGAGAAAGGTTAATCATAGAATAAGCAGAAATGAAGTCCACTACAGGCTCAATGCTGGCAAAGGTTTTGTACCCAGCTTTGTGCAAATCTACCATTGCTCTGATTCGCTCCATACTGGAGGCAGAGTTTCCTTCTAACTCATCGTGTCCTGTTAGGGTAAAACCTATAGCCAGATATTTTTTCCAAGACGGATGTATCTCAGTGCATAACTGATCCACCCAACCCCCGACACACTTTGTAAGGATCTTAACAGGAATATAATTCACCATTGCAAAGTAAATAGCCTCCCAGTGGAGTTTATGAGTTTCCTCCAGCATTGGATCAGTTGTAAAGCTAAAGAATAAACCATGCTCTTTTAGCTGGGCTATATTCTGTATAAGCTCTCTCTTGAATACAGTTAAAGCATCTGTTTCATCTTTAAAGCACTTCTTTAGCTGGGCTTTGTTTTGCCCCATAACATTGAGTAGAATCCCTTTTTTGCAGTAGCAATACTCACACATATTTGAGCATCCTACATAGAAATTACAAGCCCAGTAGCTATATTCCCCAGCCTTTCCGCTGGGGTTATAGATAGCTTTTCCGTTAAATCGTTTTTCGCTCATATTTAATACTTTGTAAGTAAAATTATTGTATATCCTATTTTCACACAACATCAAACAATAGCTTTTGGCATTTGATGGTTTCAGCTTGTTTGCAATTTTTAATAGCTTCATTGAAATAACTTTCTTTGAGTTCAAAGCCTACTCCGTATCTGCCAAGTTTGATAGATTGGTACACCTCAGATCCGATTCCCAGGAACGGGGTTAGAATAGTGTCACCCTCATTACTCCAAAGAATTATAGCACGTTCAATCGTACCAAGTTGCAACGGGCATATATGTTTTTCGTCATTCTCACCTCTACCTTTAGTGGCATTGAGAGTATCAGAGTAGTCTATATCCATCCATACGGGCGAAGCATATTTCTGCCAAGTATCTACGGATATATCACAATGCACTTGATGTGTATGTTCGCCATCTTTGCGGAAAACCATCAAATAATCAGGAATCCCTACACGGCTCATAGCTGCATCTTTCTTTACTTGTTTGTGAAGTAACCCAAGTGCCTTAGTACGCTGCATTTCCGTTACGGGATTCTTCCAAATAGTAACACGGGAATGGTACACAAATCCAACTTCGGTAAATGCCTCTAATATCATACCAGAGAAATCACGCAGACCGATATAACCTTCTTTTCCTTTCTGAATCGGCAAATCCATGCAATGTACTGCCACATTGCGACCACTCCACATCACACGGTACAACTCTTTTACCAAGAACTTGAAAGCAGTAAAGAACTCTTTATAGTCCTTTGAATTCCCCATATCTTCGAGCTTATCGGAATAGGTATATAGTTCCGCAAAAGGAGGGGAAAATATGGAGAAACCTACACTTTCATTCGGAACTTCCTGAATGAGTTGCACACAATCTCCTAAACGAATATCGCAGTACTCAGACCTGTAATTTTTATCTACTTCCATCTTCCTAAGATTTATTTTATGATTGATATTTCTATTCATTGCTTCTGTCATTGATGATTGCATTGAAAAGAATGCACTTTGTTTTTCATCGAACGATTTGCGTACATTCTGCATGGTATCGGTGACAATCAGATAGATATTAACCTCACTTTCTTGCCCGAACCGATACGAACGCCTTATACCTTGATATGTGGATTCAAAAGAGAAATCCAATGAAGCAAATACCTGATTGTGGCAGTTTTGGTAGTTCAATCCGAATTGTGCAATCTTTAGTTTTGTAATCAACACACGAAAATCACCGTTACCAAAGCCTAATAGCTTTTCTTTCTTAAATCCTTTATTGTCACTCCCTTTAACTTCTACAGCATCTGGTATCAGGTTGCGCAAATATTGTCCTTCATCATCATGTCCTATCCATACGATAAAGCTATCTTTTGAGCTGTTCACTATTTCCGCTACATGGATAAGACGTTCATTAATAGTTGCTTTTAACTCCTTATGATATTCGGTGGCAGATACAGCCACATCGTTAAATAATAAACCGTTATCCCTCTTTTCGGTCTGAACGTATTCCTCTATTACATTAAGAGGTGGTAAATTATATCCATTATCTTCAAATCCTATATCGCTTGGTTTGCTTAACATTACCGCCCAAGTAGACACGAAATCCCAAAACTCCTGCTTTGCGTGTCCTTTTAATCGCCAGTCGGACGTAGAACCGCCATCGTGAACAAAGTACATAGCAAGCATTTCGTTTCGTGTCATTACATTCAAAAATTCGGCATGGTTGCATAATTCTGTAGTATCATTCGGAGATGGTGTGGCGGTACAACATAGTTTGTACGGTGTATCCTTAAAATCGTCTATCAATGCCTGTTTTGTCTTTCCAGCAAAATTTTTCAAGATAGAGCTTTCATCAAGAACCACACCGCCAAAAAGATAAGCATCTATGTTTTCCATATTGTCATAATTGGTGATATATATCCCTGCTTTTAAATCTTGGTCAAATACAGTAAGTCCCAATTCTGTTACCATATACCCAAACTTTGATCCTTCTTTGATAGTCTGCCCGATTACTCCAAGCGGAGCAAGGATTAGAACTGGTTTATCAATATAATTTTGAACTTTATCAGCCCATTCGAGCTGCTGGATAGTCTTACCAAGTCCACAATCTTCAAACATGGCAAATCTGCCAGCTTTCAATGCCCGTTTTACGCAGTATTTCTGGAATGGAAATAATATACTATTGATCTCATTCTCGTTTACTTCAAATCCACTTTCTTTAATAGCGGTTTGTTTTGTTTTTAGAAATTCCATATAATCTTTCATATATTTTATTGTTCAAATGAATGTTTATTTATCATCATAGGCTTATTGCCCATTCACCAAGTACTGTATTTTGAGCGTGCTGTTATCGCTTTTCCTGACTTTCATTCCAACGCCTTGCTATTTCTTCACCAAGTTTCTTAGCATCCTCAAAAGTGGCTTTAAAGTCCACATATAGATCTTTAGAGTGGAGTCGGATCTTTGCTATAGGAAAATTCCAATGGCTTCCAGGCTCTTTAATACAAAGTTCGACACACCCATGTTTATCACTGGGAACACACAACATTTCTACTCTCTGAGTATCAAAGCTACCCTCTACAAAATCAAATTTCGGTGTTATTTCCATTCTGCTGAGAGTTTAAAATGTTGTTTAATTTGTCACATACCATCTGGCACTCTTTTTCTGTTCTGAAAGCAGGATAAGAGGCTTTATCAAATGTTACAGAGCAATCCATAGGGATAAATCCTTTTTGGGGCACCCATGTACACGGGTGCCAGTATGTTTCATTCGTCTGTGGATCCCAGCCAGATAAAACAGCCTTATTCATTTCATTGCATATCTCAGTACATTTTTCCTCTGTTAGTATTGGGTACCCTGTATCAGGTAAACATTCTACTGGTGCAAATTTGTGTGTACGGCTATCCCACATGATAGGAGTAAATTCTTTATTCTCATTTCTATCATAGATAGATCGTATCACCTCCAGCGTGTCCGCACGTACAATAGCGATACGTTTGTAATATTTCTCACAAGCTACTTTGAAACCGCCACACCAGGCTGTATCTTTCTCGTAAGCCTTAATAATTCCCTGTTCAGCTTTCTCCAGATCAAATACTGGGTAAGCCATACCGATACGGATCTGATCCTCTGTATCGTGCTGTAAAACTCTGATATTAATTAAATCGCTCATAACGGTGTTGCATTACTCCCAAAGGGATAAGTTTAAAAATCTGCTTTCAGTTTCAAAAGTCTTAAAACCTCTTTCAATTCGCTATCAGTATAGCGTTCTGCTATTTCACGTGACACTCCGTTAGTATTCATTGCTAACTGGATGGCTCTCTCTTTACTTACTCTAATTACATTTCGTTTCATAACTGTATGTATTGTGGATGGCTTGCACCCTCCTGGTAATTTACTTAGTGAATAGTAGCTACTTTGTATAGGTATCCAGCTTTAATAAAACGTGCTCCGTCACCTTTCCCTATCAGGTTCATGTTGCCATGAAACAAAGGACGTTTATAAACAGTAGGCGTTTCAGGCTTGTAGTAAACGGAAGCTGCTACATATACTCTGTTACTCTTACGGGTATCTATCACCGTATCACCCTCTTTTACTGTGTACTGAAAACCGTTTTTCAGCTCTTTTACTTCTAAAGTCAAATTATCCATAATCTTAAATTTTAGTGTTGCTATATATTTTAATCGTTATCAATGTTATCACGATGCAAATATAGGATATATATCCAACATAACAAATATAATGGATATATTTTTGGATATATTTTTGGTTTTTCTTTGGAGATAGCTGTTTTTCTGATGATTTTTTTTGTGAAGATGGGCTGTGAGTACGATGTTTTTGTGTTGTACTTGCTTTATTCTTGTGGTTTATATGGATATAATTCACTGCAAAAATGGTAATATATCCAATTTTAACGAAAAATAATTTTATTGCTCCTGGAGGTGTTTTTTATTTGGTATGATACATATAACAAATAAATCTACTACAAATATTCACCAAGTGTAGATAAAACTCTGATTATCTGCTGGTTTTTGACTTAAAAAAATGTGTTTGTCAGACACATTTTACGGAAAATAATTTCTATTTTTGCACATAAACCAATAATATGTATCAATGAATAAGAAACTCTTTGTAAAGGTGAAAGACTTGTGTAAGGACACAGGTTTATCAGAGAAGTACCTCACTACGATAACCGAAAAGATGGGTGGCAGCATTGAGGATGATTCGACTGATGAGGCATCTATAGAGGGCATGGCAAATCAGATAGCAGATATTGCGAAAGAAACGCAGGGTGAGGCTACCAGATGGGCTAATAAAAAAGATCCGAAAGAGCCTAAGGATCCTGCTGATCCCAAAGATCCAGCCGATCCGAAAAACCCGAAAGAACCAGCTGATCCTTCTGAATCCAGGATAAAAGCCCTGGAGGATGAGATAGCAGGTCTGAAAGGCAACAAGGCTAAAGAGGAACGTGCAGCAGCTGTAAAAGCTGCCCAGGCAAAACACAAAATTCCCGATTGGAGAATGGAGGGGCTTGTAGTTCCTGATGGTAAGGATCCAGATGAGTATCTGGCTGGTATTAAACAGACACTTATCACTCAAAATCTCATGCCAGCCGATACAGAGGGTTCAAAAGCAGCCAGTGAGAAAGCTACAGACGAATTAGCAACCTCACTGCTGGATTCAATCACAGTTAAATAATTAAAGGACAATGAAAACTAAAAGACATTCTTTTGGTGGGGAAAAACCGATTTTCACGGGATCCCCTTCTATCGTGCCTGGAGGTTTCAATCTGGATGTTGAGGCTCAACGCTTCATTGTCGGATCTGAAATATCTCCTGGTACGTTGGCAATTTATGACGAACAAACCAGAAAGGTGAAAGTGGTTAAAACTGCCAAAGTGAAAAAGGTAGAAAGTGACAACAAAACTATTTACCTGGTAGCGAATGATACAGTAGAGCCGTGCTTTGCTCCTGGTGACAGTGTGCTGAAAGAGGTAACTGGAACTTTCGCAGATGCTCCCACTATTTCAAAGTTGGATCGCAAAAGTAACGGTGACTATGTTGTAACACTCTCTAAGGCTATTGTAGGATTAACAGCTGGTGATACTATCCAGGAGGTGGTAAAAGACAGCTCGGATAATGCTGCTGTTATCGGTGATGCTACTGGAGTAGTGTATGAACGTACCGAAGTAAAAGAGGATGAAACTCCTATTGATGTGTGTGCTGATACAATGCAATGGGCAATGTATGAAAGACGGGTGAACCCTATCCCTGCCTCTCAGAAAGATGCTACAGGGCAGTTCTTGAAAGCGAACCCACATATCAGACTTTCACAATCATTTTAAAAAAAGGAGGTTTGAATTATGAGATCTATCTATTCAACATTTACAGGCTTACACAATGTAGAAGGTAAGCCGTTGGATTTCCTGGCAGCCTGGAAAAAGGCACTCGACAAAGCCAGTGAAACAGAGGTAATTTTATTCCAGAAAATGTATTCGGATGAATACCTGGAGTACGAGGCTCCACAGCTTTCCCTGACAGCTGAGGGGTTAATGGGTAAATTCCATTTCCGTGTTATGGCTACAGTTCTATCTAACGAGGCTCCCACCCCGTTGCGTAGGTCTGATGGCTTTGATATTTGGACTAAGGAAATTCCCCGTGTCGGTCACAAATTCTTTATGAAGGTATCCACATACCGTAAACTGCTTGAAACTTACAAATCTCCGTATTTGAAAGAACCACAAAAGGTTAAGCAGATTGAAAAGACTTTGAAAAACGACATCCAGAACGCTTACCTGGGCTGTAAGGACTATGTAGATTACGTGTTCCTGAAATCACTATCAAACTGGGGTGTATGTAAGTTCAAACCTGAGCTTAACAATCCTGGAGGTCGCACTTATGAAGTGGACTACATGATGGATGATGCTCACAAACTTGTATCCGCATTGCTTTGGAACGCTGCCAATTCTAAGGCAGGAAAGCTCAACATTACTCTGCTCTTAACTCAGATCGTTACGCTATTTAAGGCTAAAGGTATTGAGTTTAAGGAGATGATGATGGCTCCTGAACTTATCTCTTTCTTGCGTATGGATGAAGGTATCCGTACTGCAATTTACGGTAAGGACAAATCAACTCAGGTTGCTAAACTCACAGATCTTAACTCATACCTATCAGAGAATGAGATCCCTCCAGTTCGAGAAATCAAACGCCTGGTAGCTATTGAAAAAGATGGTGAAGCCACTCCACAAGATCCCTGGAACCATGATATGATCGTGTTTATTCCTAAGACGGAGAACGGTAAGCTGGGTAGTGTACAGCCCTCTATTGAGGATAATGAGCTGATGGAAGAGGAGAATGTAGATTACATGGATGCTGGTAATGGTATCCGTATTGCCAAATGGCGTACTGGTGATTCTACAGGACAGCAGACGGGTGAATACACTCAGGGATCCGCACGCTTGTTACCTATCATTTCAGAGATCAACGCTGTAATTATGCTACAGGTACGTGGCTTTGAGGAAAAAGCCTCTCTCACGGATAAGGCTGAGGAAAAGATGTTCAACACTCTTGCTGAATATTCCGAAGCTGGTAACACTTTGGTTGGCTAATCTATAAAATTGAGGACTATGTTTAAATTGAAAGTTACAAAACCTTTTCGGGATAAAAACAATCCCGAAAAGAACTACAAAGAGGGTGAAACTCTTACCACCGATGAGATCAGCAGAGTAAACGATCTGGTTGCTCGTGGTATGTGCGTAATTTCTTCTGTAGAGGTGAAAGCCTCTGTAGAGGATAAGCAGCCAGGAACTGATGGCGCAAAGATTACGGTGTTTGAGAAAGAGTTTGATGTGGAAGCAGTTAAAACCGCTTTGGCTTCTATCGGTGCAGGTGTAGCAAAGAACGCAGGTGTACCTGGTGTTACTAAAAAGCTATCTGAGCTGACTGAGGAGCAAATGAACGCTCTTTCTGGTATTCTACTCGCTGATCCTAAATAATTGAGCTATGACAAATTTAGATGCTATCAGAGCCTTGTGTACTAAGATCTGCTCAGGTTTTTATCCTGATAAGAATGTGCTGGAGTTTACTCTGGTTGATAACGGTATAACTGCCAGTGAACCGTACAAGCCGAAAGATGCCAGGTTAGCAAAGCTGGCTATTGGCATTGTAAAAGGTAACACAGAAACCAGCCACTCAGAGAATGGTGTTTCCGATTCCTGGAATAAGGATGCTATCAATGAGAATATTTTGGCAGTGTGTAAGGAGTATGGGCTTGATAGCTCTGAGTTTGTTGCTGTTTCCTCTATTCAGGATGGATCTAATATGTGGTGATTATGCAATACAATGGGATAATGCAGTATAAGATAAAATCTGGTGGTGGAATGGATCCGAAAGGAAACCCAATACCAGTAGTATTTACTTGGTGTGATCCTATAGATTGCTCTATAAAAACATTGAAGCATAACCATGATATATACCGTGAGGGTAAGTTTAAAAATTCGAGCTATGAGGTGCTTTTGGAAACACAGGACTTTGAAGCCGATCTCATTAGACTTACCGATATAAAAGGCAAAGTATTAGGTGAGTTTGAGGTGAAGGATGTAGCATACCTTGAAAGATCTGGGCGTGTTAAACTGACAGTGTAATGAGTAGTATTAAAAAGGTTACTCCAGATAGTGCTTTTACTGATTGTACCGCTGGCATTAATCCCTTGCTTGAAGCAAGGTGTATTAAGGCGTTTACCTACGTTGGAGAAGCCTGTTTAATTGAGGCTCGCACGAATGGAAACTATCAGGATCGCACTGGGAACCTTAGAAACTCTATCGGTTACACTGTACTCAAAGATGGTAAGACTGTAGCGGAAAGTGGTTTTCCCCAGACAGAAGGAGGAGCACAAGGCGAAAAGCTAATTTCCTCACTAAAGAAGAAATATCCTACTGGGATTGTGCTGATTGTTTCTGCTGGAATGAAATACGCTGCTTGTGTTGAAGCCAGGAATTACAATGTTATTACGTCTGCTGAGCTTTTGGCTGAGAAACTTGTACCTCAAATTCTTACTCAAATAGGCTTTAAATTGAAATGAGAAAAACTGGAAGTGAAATAGAACAGGATGTATTTGATATTATCGTATCAAGTTCACTAAGTAAAGAGATCAAGGGTAAGGTTTATAAAGAAGGAACACGCCCTAAAGATCCTACTTCTGAGGATGCTGTAGTATCGTTTCATACTGGGCTTGACGGACAGTTTCAAACAGGAACCGTGAACGTGAATATCTATGTTCCCAATACGGATAATGATAGTGGTGTTCTGGTAAAGGATACTACACGTTGTGAATACCTGGAACGTAAAGCTGATGAAGTAATACGCTCATTGAAACCTACAGATTACCGTTTCTCTCTGGGTGGAATCATCCAGACTTTCAAACTTGAAGGAGTTGAGGAATACTTTGTAAACGTGAAATTGAAATTTGAATTAAAAACATTTTAGTTATGAAAATTACATGGGGTAAACCTCTCGTTGAATTTGGCGTGACTGGTGCCGATGATGCAGCATCTACAACGTTTAAACCAATGCCTACAGCAGAAGAGAATACCGTTTTACTTACCACAGTAAAGGGGAGTGCTCAGGAGCTGTATGGTGAAGGGCATGAGCTTGTAGCCCGTAAGATGCAAAAATCTTATAAACAGCTTGCTATGAGTGTATTTGTTCCATCTGGAACACAAAAACCTATTGAGGATGAGGATGGTGTTATTTCGGATGATTACACAGTACGCCTCACTCCTGAGGATGAAACTTTGACAGGCTTTATCATGCGTAAATGCTCTGTTGAGGTTGAGGAGGAATGGTCATCTGCTAAGGGAAAAATGTTGAAATACATTTTCTCCTCATTGAAACCCAAAACGGGTAAGATGATTGAGGACTATACCAAAGGTGGGCAGGTAGGTTAAACGGTAAAATGAGAAAGCAATGGAGATCGAAAAGAAAGTAGCTGATACCATTTTGCAGAAACCGTACAAAGTTGAGGTAGGTGGGGTAACTTATGAGGTTGCCCCTCCTTCCATTGCCACTCTTGTTATTGTTTCCAGCTTGATAGCAAAACTACCACAGGTTAATCTGAATGAAAAGAACATTCTCCTGGAAACCCTAAAAGTAGCTAAGGACTGTAGTTTACTTGGTGATATTGTTGCCACTTTGATCCTGGGTGCTGATAATCTGGAAGAGGAAAGGGTGATAGTTCAAAAACGCCTTTTCGGTATCATTCGGGAAGAGGTTAAGATCAAAATTGATAACCAGCATATCCTATCGGATAAGATCCTGAAAAAACTAACTCCCAGACAGGTGAATAATACCACCGTTGAGATACTTAACCGTATGGAGGTCGGCGATTTTTTCGGGCTTACCGCTTCCCTGATAGAGGTGAACCTGACGAAGCCGACAAAGCAGGTGGGGATAGCGGAAATGACAGTATCTGGGCAGTAGTAGCTGGAATATCGAAAGGATATAATTTGCCATTCGATTATGTTCTCTACAAAATGAGCTTTGCGAACATTCGGATGTATAATGCAGTCCTTCCTACTATTTCCAGAAACAAGAAAAAGGATGAGATTAACAAGGACAATGATGTGATAAACGGTGATGATCCTGCCAATCAGGATATGATTAGAAACGCAATGTTTGACGTAAACGAAGATGAATAACAACGAAGGTACTACATGGTGGGCTATGGGGCTTGACAACTCACGTTTTGAGAGTGATGTTGCTAAGTCAAACGCTTTGTTTCGCAGCATAGGGAGCACAGCGGATAGTGAAGGATCCAGGATAGATACTATCTTTCGTAAACTTACGCTCACTGCTGCTGGCTTTTTCACGGCTCAACAGGCATTATCATACGCCAATAAGATAGCTACTGTAAGGGGTGAATTTCAGCAGTTAGAGGTAGCTTTTAATACGATGCTGGGGAGTAAACAGAAAGCTGATGCTCTTATGGCTCAGGTTGTGGATACCGCTGCTAAAACCCCGTTTGATCTCCAGGGAGTGGCTTCTGGAGCAAAACAGTTGCTGGCTTACGGTGTTGCTTCGGAGGATGTAACCAAACGTTTAACTCAGCTCGGAAACATTGCTGCTGGTCTATCTATCCCTTTGAATGATATTGTTTATCTCTATGGTACGACAATGGTACAGGGGAGGCTGTTCACTCAGGATGTAAGGCAGTTTATGGGGCGTGGTATTCCATTGGTTAAAGAACTTGCAAAGGAACTGGGAAAGACTGAGAACGAGATTAATGCTATGGTTACTGCTGGTAAGATAGGTTTTCCACAGGTTCAGAAAGTCCTGGATAACCTTACCAACTCAGGCGGTATGTTCCATAACCTGATGGAAGAGCAGAGTAAAACCATATCGGGGCAAATCTCAAACCTGGGGGATAACATTTCTACAATGCTCAACGATATAGGTAAATCCAATGAGGGAGTTATCAATACCGTTCTGGAGAGTGGTGCTTATTTAGTTGAAAACTACCAGGAAATAGGTAGTACCATTGGTGAGCTTATAGTTACCTATGGTGCTTATAAGGCTGCTGTTATGACAGTGGCAGCAACCCAGAAAGCCGTTTCCACAGTTAAAAGTTCAGCGGAAGCTGAGGAACTTGCTAAATTACTGACTGTAGAGCAGCAAGCCCTAATATCTAAGCAAAACCTTACTAAGGGCACAGTAGAGTATGCTGCTGCTGTAAAATCTGAGATAACCGCTGAAATGGAGAGGCAGACTGCAATAGCCACAGGGCTTAATGCAGAGGTTACAGCTGCCCGTGAAGCTCTTACTGTTCGTAAAGAGCAACAGCTGGCTGCTGCCCAGCTGGTAGAAACAAGAAAGATGGAACTGGCTTCTACCATTGAGAGCGCAAAATCTGAGAAGGTTGCCTCTATGGAGAAAGAGATAGCTTTGAACTCGGAAAAACAGAGCCGTGCTGCTCTCCGTGCCCAAAAGCTCCTGGAGCAGAAAGATGCTGCTGTTTCGGAGGCTCGTGCGTTAAAAGAAGCTGGAGCCAGTGCTGAGGTTGTGGCTGCCAAAAATCGTGAGATAGCAGCTATTAACGCTAAGTTGGTTGCTGCACAACAGGAAGAGATCCAGTGTAGCCAGATGATTGTGGCTAAACGTGCAGAAATAAAGGCTATTGATTCCAGTGTAGCATCCAAACAGATTGAGGCAGCCCAGAACAGGCTCAATGTTGCCCTACAGGAAGCTAATACTGCTGAAATAAATAAGAACTCAGCTGCTCGTGCTGTAAGTTCAAAAAGAGCAGCCCTGGATACCGCTGTTAGAAAAGCTAACACGCTTGAAACGGGAATGAATACCGCTGCTCAGGCTGCCAATTTGACTACTACCAATATCCTTAGTACCGCAAAGTTGAGGCTCACGGCTGTAGCAGCACGTCTGAACGCTGTTATTATGGCTAATCCCTGGACTATAGCAGCTGTAGCCGTTGCAGCCCTGGCTTATGGTATCTACAAACTTATCACTTACCAGACGGATGCAGAAAAGGCTCAGGCTAAACTGAATGAAACTATTTCCGAAAGTGAAAAGGCTATTGGTGCTGAAAGGATGCAAATAGATGCCATGTTTGCCCGTATGAAAGCTGCTAAGAAAGGTACAGAAGAGTACAAGGCTGCCAAAGATGCCATACTGAGCAAATATGGTGATTACCTGAAAAATCTGGGGGATGAAAAAACAGCTCTGGATGATCTGGCAAAGGCATATAAGATAGTTACTCAGGAAGCTGAAAAAGCTGCCCGTGCCCGTGCTATGGAAACTGCTACAAAGGATGCCTCAGTAGATTATATAGAAAAAGAAAAAGAGGTTAAGGATGATATTGAGGCGTTATTAAATAATAAATTTAAAGGGGAAAAGGATAAGGACGGCATAGACCTTTCAGAAACCTATTATTATAAAATTAAACCTGTATTAGAGGGAAAAGCTGAAATCACCCAAGAAATTCAGGATATTGTAACTAAGTTTAATGAAGAAAAGGACGTAATGGTAGGAATTGGTGCTAATGAGGCTCCAATTTATAATAGAATAACAGTTAATGATTTACAGGATAAGATAAATGAAGTATTTAAAGCTCGACGTATTTATGACAATGTAGTAAAAGAAGCCCAAAAAAAGTTTGGTGAAAACCCTAATGCCAATAAAAAAGAAGAAAAGAAAGATGATGAGGTATTCTACACTAAAGGTAAATCCATTGCTGAAATAGAGGATGCCATTACTAAAGGACAGGAAAAACTGGATGCTTTCAAAAAAGCCCTCAAAGATAATAATGGGCTTACTGAGGACGGAAAGAAAGTAACAGATGTGACTATAGCAGCTCAGGAAAAATATGTAAACTCCCTTAAAAAAACAGTCCTGGAGCGTGAGAATGATCTGAAAATTATCCGTGAAGTGGAGGAACGGATAGATAAGCTGAAAAAAGAACAGAAAGAAACGGTGAAAGGCAGTAAAGAATATAACGATCTGCAAACCCGTATAGATTCACTTAGTAAACGTGTTCCATCCACCAAATCAGAGAAGGAGAAAAAGGACTATTCCGATGATATTAAGAAAAATATTCAGGAAGAGGCTCGTATTAAAAAAGATATGGAGTTTGCTGTTAGGCAGTCTAAACTGAACAACGATAAGGACGGCTTTAACAAAACGATGGAGCAAAACCAGCTCAATTATGAGCAGGAAATGGAACAGCTCAAAAGACAACAGGAAGATAAGCTCAATAAGATCCAGGAATGGGAAAAAACTATATGGCAGTCCAAAGGTAAAAAAGGGAAATTCACCCCTACTACCACTGAATTGCCAGAAGAGGATAAGAAAGAGTTTAAGAAGCTGGAGGGTAATGCTGGTAAAAAATTAACTCTTGACAACCAGACTGCAATAGATGAGATGATAAAGCAGTATCAGACTTATGCCGATAAGCGTAAAGCTATAGAGGAGAAGTTTCAGAAAGATATTGCTGCTATGAAAGCTGCCAATGAAAAGGCTAAAAGTGAGGGAAAATCACCAGTCTTTTCTGAGGAAAATATATCTCAGGCTGGTACTGACGGAAAAGAAGCTATAGAGGCACTGGATCAGGAGATAGCTTCACGTGAGGTTACGTTTACCGTTTGGGCTGATAAAATCACCAGTATGGGTATCAAGCAGCTTAAATCAGCTCTGCAATCAGCAAAAACGGCTCTTGATAAAGATGGTGGTAAGTTATCGGAAAATGAAAAGGCTGTTCTCCGCACTAAAATTAAAACACTGGAGAAACAGATAAAAACCAGTGAGGCTAAAGATGCCAGCTTAACATCATCTGAAAAGTCTAAAAAGAAATGGGGTGATACTCTAAAAACGATGAATGAGGTACAGGAAACTGTAGATAACATCTGTAGTAGTTTTGATGGTTTGGATGATACCACCAAAACAGCCCTTACCTCTGCTATGAATATTGCTGGTGGAACCATTGCTATGATTATGGGTATCCAGGCACTTAGTAAAGCATCTGCTGAGGGTATAAAAACCGTAGAAAAAGCCTCTATTATTTTAGCGATTATAGGTGCTGCTGTACAGATCTTATCAGCTCTGTTTTCCTTATCCAGCAAAGCGGATAAAGAGCACCAGGAAGCACTGAAAGAAATTGCTGAAAACAAGCTGAAAATGCAGCGTGAGTATAACCAGTTACTCCTGGAGCAAAAACTTTTAATGAAGGAAGCCACTTCTGTTTTTGGTGAGGATAAGATAGCCAAAGCTGCCAATGCTATAGATGTGTACAGGGAGGCTATCGCTGCTTATAAAGAAGAGTTGAAAGGTGAAGCACCGACACTGAAAATAAACCCTTTTAATATCAAGGGGAGCCTGGAGAACTATAAAAAGCAGAAAGAGGCATTTGATAATGGTGTAGGTGCTCTCAATAATGTTACTGTGAAAACTGGAAGTTATACCACTGGTGCCTGGTTCTGGAAGAAACAGCACGATGTTATGACACCAGTTCTGGATGTGTATAAGGATCTGGTGGATGAGGAGGGAAATCTGAATAAAGAGCGTGCTCAGGCTATCATTGATACCCAAACGATGAGTGATGAGAACAAAGCTCTGCTACAAAACCTCATTGATCTCCAAGAACAGGCAGAGGAGGCTAAGGAAGCACTTAGGGATTATTTGGAAAGTACATTCGGATCCCTGGGTGAGAGTATTATGGATTCCTTAGTAAATGCTATTGAGAATGATGGTGTAGATGCCTGGGAAAAATTTGGAGAAGCTGGTTCCTCAGTATTAGAAGATCTCGGAAAGCAGATTGCTTATGAATTGTTTTTTTCTAACAAGTTCAAGGCATTACAAAAGCAATTAGAAAATACTTATGGCAGCATTAAACCTGGTGAATCAGAAATTGAAAGAAGTAAAAGAATTGCTCAAGAGGCAAAAGATTTAGTGGCTTCTTTCTATCAAGGTATCGGTACTGATATGCAAAATGCTCAGAACTGGATGCAGCAGTGGAAAGAGGAAGCCAATAAGCAAGGCTTTAACCTGTGGGATAGCACCCGTGAAGGATCCAGCAAAGGAATAGCAGCAGCCGACCAGGAGAGTGTTAATGAGCTTAATGGACGTGCCACTGCCATCCAGGGGCATACATTTATTATCAGTGAGGCTATGAAAGAACTTACCGCTAAAATAAGTAAGGTGCTTGAATATCTTTCTGGTATCCAGACGAACACAGAACACTGCAAGCACCTTGAAACAATTAATGGGAACATTAAAGAGATGAAAGAGGGCATAGATTCTATGAATACTAAAGGGGTAAATATAAGGAAATGAAAGGATTATTCTACATAGACGGTAAAGATGCACTTTCCCAGTATGGCATATTCATTACTGAGGGAGGGTATAATGGTGTTGTGTCTTTTCCTGCTATAAAAGCTCCTGAACAATCAAATGATTGGGCTGAGCATGATGGCGTAGAGGTAGATCTTTCGGATCCCAAACTCGATACAAAGGAAGTTGAAATAAAATTTGCTGCTACTGGTAAATACCTTACTGGTGATTTTATTTCTCTTCTATCGGATAAGGTTTATCATACTTTCAACTTTGTAGAGATCGGATACACCTGTAAACTTAGGTTGGCAACAGAAGTAAATATCCAGCTGCTTATTGAAGCTAAGACTTTTACGCTAAAGTTTTCAGATGATTTTCCCATGAATGGATACACCTATCTTAAACCATCTTCAAATATGGTTCCTATGCAGGGCTATGAACTGGATGGGGTGGATTTTTCATCTTATGGTATCCGTGTTTTGGAAGGTAGTGAGGCTCAGACACAGAAATGCCCTACTGTAAAAAAGAATATGCTACGGAATATCAGCACGCAGAACGGTGCTATATACGATGGTGAGAAAGTGGTATATCAGCAAAAGGAGGTAACTCTGAATTGCTGCCTTATTGCTAAAAACTTTACTGAGTTCTGGAGGAATTACAATGCTTTCCTATATGATCTTATCCGTGTGGTTGAGGTTGATGAGGATGGTATAAAGGTGCAAACGGCTGAGCGTTCTTTATTTCTGGAGAAAATATATGAGGAATATCCCTGCTATTATAAAAATGGCAAGGTGAGCCTATTGGATCCGAATGGAAATATCTGGTGTAAGTTCACACTTACGCTGGTTTTTACTTCATTCAGAGTTGGAGGAGATGAGTATCTCCTGGCTTCGGAGAATGGTGAGCTTATAGTAACAGAAGATGGGAAATTTTATATAGACTTAAAAGATTATGCCAGTTGAGAAAAAGAAAATCAGCGAACTAACCCTATCTGATAATTTGAAAGGGTTATATACAATCGGTGTAAAACTGATTGATGGTGTACAGACATCCGTAAAGATTGGTCTGGAATATATCCAGACAGCTTATGAAAATGTTTTGAAAGCTACCCAGGATGCTATCAATGCAACCAAAAACGCTATAACGGCTACCAGTAATGCTAACACGGCTGCAAGTAACGCCAATATAGCTACAACCAATGCTAATAAGGCTACAGACGATGCTATAACTGCTACAAATAACGCCAATACAGCCACTGAAAATACCATAACTGCTACAGATAATGCCAATACCCAGGCTGACAGGGCTAAGCAGTTTGCAGATCACCAGCCTTACATGGGGGATAATGGTAATTGGTGGAAATGGGATGAGGCTTTGCAAAAGTATGTTGATACGGGTGATCTGGCAAAGGGTGGTGTACTGTATCCTTCTTTTGAAATTGATCCTGAAACTATGGATCTGGTTATGACTTACCAGGATGATATAGCAGCGGATCAGTTTGAGTTAGATGGAGAAGGAAGTTTAAATTTTAAATTCAAGTAATATGGCAGGAGGAACTATAAATTTAGGGCAGGTTGCATTTGTAGATAAAGGTGCTTACAATAGTACCGCAACATATAAGAGATTTAATTTCGTGACAACTGAGGATAGCTGCTATCTTTCCCTGAAAGATGCTAATGTAGGTCACGATGTAGCAGATTCAATCTGGTGGAAATGCCTGGCAAAAGGTACTCAGGCTACAGAGGCTGCTAAGAAAGCTCTGGAGGCAATGAATAGTTGTAATGAGGTAGTTAAACGTGCTGAGGCTGCTATAGTAAAGGCAGAAACTGGTGGAACTAATGCCAGTGCAGCAGCCAGCAACGCTAATACTGCTGCTGAGGAAACTTATTCTCTCATGCTACAGGGCACCGAAGCCCTTAACCAGGTGAATTTACTTATACCAGAGTTGAGATCTGCTATTCAAACAGCCTTAGATACTTATAACCTGATCTCAAAGGTTGAGGGAGTTAATGTTTATGCTCATCTACCTGCTACTATGGTGGTAGAGGCTATAACAGAGGCTGTAGTGGGATCCACTCCAATAGTCCGCACAAAAATGTTTCCAGAAACGGCAAATCAAAGTGTTGTGTACCAACCAGGCAAAGGAGGATGTTTTGCTACTCCAGATGGTGCTATTCCCTCTCCTGCATCTGCTGGGGAAATAGTGGTGTATGCAATATCCACGCAGCAGTCTAATGTGTGGAAAGAGATAAAAATAAGGTTCCGTGATCCAGTAGCCAGAACTACAGAGAATGGCACAGCCAGGACTACGGAGGCTGGAGTGACAATAGAATGTTAAACAATTAAATATGAAAGTAATATGAAAATTTCTGAGATGCCTACTGCTGGGGCTTTAACAGGCAGTGAGATATTTGAGATCGTACAGGATGGTACTTCACGGAAATGCTCCATATCTGAAATTATGGCAGCAGCTCCTGATGTAAACGGTGTTTATCCTGATGTGCCGTTAAACCGTGTAACATTGAAGCGTTACAGCGGACAGACTTCCACCACACCAGCTATCTGTGATAATCTGGGAATGATCCAAGAGATACAGGCTACTGCATATCCTGTACTGCTTGACAGAAACAGCCTTATTGTTGCTTATCTGAATGGTAACGACATGAGAAAAACAGCTGACGGTCTGCCCTCCGTTTTAAACGATTGGACTTTACAGGCTATGGTGCGGATGGGAGGTATTTACTACAAATACTACTATGTGGCTTCTACCAATGAAAAGGTGTTCCATTTCTCCACCAAAAAGGTACGTGGGTACAAATACATTCGGAGGCGTTTCCTGAGCTGCTTTAACGGAACAGTTGAAACCCAGGAATCAAAGCAGGTGCTTTTATCCAACTCTGACAAATGGAGTACCCAGAGTTATAGCCTAACTCAGTACCACCAGTTCGCAAAGAACCTGGGTGAACATTATCGTGAGATAGCCACTCAGGATAGAGAGGTGTTCCGCTTGTACTTCTGGCTCATTGAAAAAACCTTCAACTCTCAGGCAGTATTTGAGGGTATTAGTAATGTTACATGGGATTGGTGGGGTAAGTTCACCCAGGCAGCCGATGGTGGGCAGTCCTCTTATGGGCAATTCCACAAAAACGGTATTACGCTGGATATAGCTGGGCACAAGGGAGAAAAGATAATTTCAGTAAGTAATTCGGATGGGGTTGCTGTAAACGTGAAACCTTGTAAATGGTTGTGGCGTGAAAATCCGTTATCTGGTGCTTTCTGGATCTGGGAAACGGGTTATCTGAAAAAAGATAGTGTTTGGTACCGTTGCAAAGATTTATCAAAAATAGCTTTCACTGTAACAGCTGATTATGAGGCTCTGTGTGATGATTGTGGAGCTGGTACTGGCGGTGGGTATATTCTGGAAAATTTTGCTGATACACTTATTCCACAACAGATAGATGGATCTACTACTACTGGTATGTGCGATCATTACTGGAGGCAGAATTCACCAGGTGTAGGCACTGTGTACATCCCTGCTGGCGTGGGTAGTGCGAACTACGGTTCCTATCTCGGTGTGTCGTGCCTGAACTCGAACTGCGTTGCCTCGAGCTCGCTTGCGAACTGCGGGGGTGCCCTTGCTTCCGATGATCCAACCGATCAGACTGCAAACGGGGCAGTTGTCGCTTGACGGATGAACGGAAAAACGAAGAATTGAAAAATCGAAATCGGGGGCTTTAGCCCCTGTGGGCTTTACTTTCAGTCATCCCTGCTGGCGTGGGTAGTGCGAACAACGGTTCCTATCTCGGTGTGTCGTGCCTGAACTCGAACAACGTTGCCTCGAACTCGAATGCGAACTACGGGGGTGCCCTAACTCCAATTTAAAAATTGTAGCGATAAAAAAGAAATTAAAATGAAACAACAAAAATACTCGGAAAGTAAGTGCCTTGCTAATTGTGGAGAAATCCACCACCTGGATAGATTAACGAAAGGTGAGCAAAATATGCTACACGAATGGTTGATTAGTAACGTTGCGTTTGTAGGCATGGTTTGAAAGTCACCCATAAAGAAGGAAGCAACAGCCAATTTCTTTAAAACTAATAGTGAAATGTTATGAGTAAGAAAACATTTGTCGATATAAAGGAGATAGCGAGCTATAACAGCCTATTCAATGCTTATAGGAAGTGTTGTAGGGGCAATAAATCAGGTAGAAAGGATGTAATCCAATTTGGAGAAGATCTGCCCAATAACCTGAGAAAACTATCCGCTGAACTTATAAGCGGTACCTGGATGCCTGATACTGGGCGTTCCTTTTACCTGTTTACTGAGGGAAAGTGGAGGCTGATACATACGGTGAAGATTGAGGATAGGATAGTACACCAGGCTTTGGTTTACCATTTTGCTCTACACAGGCGTTTTGTCAAACGTACTTTTGGGAGTATAAAAGGTAGAGGTACTTTGAAAGCTAATAAGCAGGTACGGCAAGATCTTCATAGAAGCAAATTCCAGTATGTGATAAAATTGGATGTGAAAAAATATTATCCCAGTATCAATAAAACAAAGTTGATGGAATTGGTACGTGGGAAATATAAAGGTGAAGCAGCATTAATTCTGTTTGAGAAAGTCCTGAGGAGTTACCAGCCTGAAAGTGATACGGGTATTAGTATTGGGGCATTAACGAGCCAGAATAACGGAAATTTTTACCTTACACCTCTGGATCGTTTCATATTACAAATACTTGGAGTAACATTTTTCTCCAGATATGTTGATGATATGGTACTGCTTTGTGAGGATAAAACCCAGGCAGCTGAGTGGATACCTCAGATCAAAGAGTTTGCTTACGATCTTTTGGGGTTGGTCTTTGGGAGGGTTGAGGTGTTCCCCATCATTGCAAGAAGAATAGATTTTTGCTCTTATGCCGTTAATGAGGATAATGTGAGGTTGAGGGTAGCTACCATGAGAAGGTTTACCCGAAAATTGAGAGAATTACAGAAAAAACCGTGTAATCCAGTATATGAGAGGAGTTGTGTATGTAGCTACTTAGGTATGCTGAAATATTGCGATAGTAATAACATTTTAAAACAATTAAAAAATGAGTACAGTGATGTTTTTGAACGAATCGACAGATATTCCAAGAGGAATAGAAGTAAAGAAAATGACGTTGCCAGTTCCCAATCCAGGGGTGAACGAGTACAGAAGGTACTTCAATCACCACACAGTAGAGCAGGAAAAAACAGAAGAGGGCAGCGAGCGACACGTTACAGAGGAAATCCCATGTGCTGACTTTGTAGCAGTTCAGGCAGATCACGAACCTACAGAGGAAGAGTGGAGAGCAGTATTATCTGAGAATGGATACTCAGAGGAACGTATAACCACTATTCTAATAGGAGAGTAAAGCCATGCCAAAGCCCAGCCAGATCAGAGTTCAATATAGAGGAGGTCTAAGAGGCTCCTATATTGATATTGCCCAACTCATTGACAAAGCCGTAAAACTTGATGTTATTGAGTTCAAACGTGAGAATAAAAGTAATGTTAGAGGATGTGAGTTTTATTGCCGTATGCAAATTCGGATCGGAGGAAAGCTATGTGTTACCTGGCACTCATCCGAACTACTAACAAACTACCTGGAAGATTGTAAGCAGCAGGAAACAGAAACAGGAGAAGCCGTATTCCCCATTGAGGACTGTATTATTTCAGTCGGGGATGATAAGGGTTATTATCTGATTGATGCACCTGATGAGGCTTTTGTTCCGTCTGAAAAGGAGTTTGAGAGGATGGTGGATAAAGCTCACAAAAACAAAAGATAACTCTTTATGATAATCAAATTCGGTAATACAGAGCTTGATATTATACTGGATACTTCGAGCTACAGGTACCAAGCTATAATGGGTGAGCACTCATTAAACCTGTATTTCTCCAGTTCTGAGTATATAGATATTCCAGTGGGGGCTTATTGCATCTATCAGAATAAGAAGTTTAGCTTAACACGTCCTGAGAACTTTAAAAAGAATAGTGAACGTGAATACAGCTATACTCTTATCCTCTATGATTGTAGATCCTCCCTGGAAAAGTATAAGGTTCGTGATATAGTTTCAAAGAGGTTAAAGTTTGATTACACTGCAAAGCCTAAAGAACATCTCCAGATGGTTGTGGATAATCTCAACATGAGAGAGGCTGGATGGCGTGTAGGAACTTGTATAGATGCTGATGAGAAAACTATAGGCTATAATCATACCTTTTGCTTGGATGGTCTAAAGGCTATAGCTGATGCCTTTAATACTGAGTGGGAGATAGATGATAAAACCATAAACTTGCGTAAAGTGGAGTATAATAAGGATGCTCCCCTGCCTTTGTCTTATGGTAAAGGGAATGGCTTTAAGCCAGGTTTAGGACGTACTAACCTGGAAAATAGCAAACCTATCACCGTTCTATTAGTACAAGGTGGAAGCAAAAATATAGATCCATCAAAATATAAATCTCCTGAGCTTCTGCTGCCCAAAAGCCAATCACTCGTTTACGAAGGTAGAACCTACGTCACTGATGCTGATGGAACGTATATCACCAGGGGAGATAAGCCTGTGGCTGATATTGAAGAGGATAGCCTGGATTGTTCAAATATCTACCCTAAAAGAGTTGGTACTGTAAGTGAGGTGCTTGTGGCTGATGAAAAAAAGAACTTTTATGATTTCATAGATAGGGATATTCCCGATAACCTGGACTATGAGGATTGTATTATAGCTGGTGAGCAAATGACTATCATTTTCCAATCTGGTATGCTTGCTGGATCTGATAAATCATTTGAGGTTAAGTACATCCACAAAGAACGTAAATTCCAGATTGTTCCTCAGGAGATAGATGGGGTTATGATGCCCAATGAAGTATATAAGCCTGTTATAGGTGATAAGTACGCTGTATTCGGGATCCAGATGCCAGAAGCCTATATTTGTGACAATAAGACTAAAACGGGTGCCTCCTGGGATATGTTCAGAGAATCGGCTAAACATCTATATGAAAATGAGGATCATAAATTTACATTCACAGGTGAATTAGATGGGATCTGGTCTAAAAAGCGTTGGTTATCTATTGGTGGTAAGATCCGACTGGGGGGATATGTTCTGTTTACAGATGCCCATTTTCAGAAAGAAGGGGTAAAGATCAGGATAACCAGCATAAAGGATTATGTTCATAACCCATACAGCCCAAAGGTTGAACTATCTAACGCTACTGTAGGAGGAAATATCTCCAATGATCTGAATAAGATAGAGGAGAATGAGGTTATTACTGATAAGTTATTTGGGGATTCTATTAAATTCACCAAGAGAAGATTTAGGGATGCAAAGGAAACGCTGGAAATGCTAAATAATGCGTTGTTGCATTTTTCTGGCTCCATAAGCCCTATATCTGTTCAAACTATGAGCTTACTGGTAGGAGATGAGAGTTTACAGTATAGGTTTGTGAACAACAAAACAAGCCCTACCCAGGTACCTCATGTTATCACTTATGATAATGTGAAAAAGCAGTTGAATGTTCCTAAGGGAATAATCCAGCACATGACTATGGGGATAAAATCAGTATCATCCACTCATAAAGCATCTGAGTACAAATTTTGGGATATGGGTGCTTACCTATCTCCAGTTTTGACGGATACAGCTGGGTACTATCTTTATGCTAAGGTTAGTGCAACGGGAACCACAGGAGAGTTTTTACTTAGTAAATCTGCTATAAAAATGGAAGCAGTGAGTGAGTGTTATCACCTGCTTGTAGGCGTTTTGAATAGTGAGTTTGAGGAGGAAAGATCTTTTGTTGAATTGTATGGGTTCACGGAGGTTTTGCCTGGGAGGATTACAACGGATCGGGTTGTTTCCAGCGATGGGCTGAACTTTATTGACTTTGTGAATAATGCTTTCAGGATCGGGAATAGCCAGAACTTTATTGACTTCAATAGTCAAAAAGATGGAAAGTTAAGGCTGAAAGGAACTATAGTACAAAGTGAAAGCGGAGATGAAAGCCCAGTAGGTTGTTTTCGTGGAGTATATGGTAGCTCATATACCTACTATTGGGGTGATGAAGTTACATATACTACATCAAACGGTAAATCCACATACCGATATGTAAATAAAACACCAAGTAGAGGAAACATTCCGACAAATGCCACTTATTGGATTATTGTGGCAGAAGGAGCTAAAGGTGATTTTTTTGAATATCGTTATGCTGTTAATGGATCCAGAACTGCATATCCAGTGTTATCTAAAACGGACAGAGAACCTAATGGATGGAGTACGGAAACGCCAGCTGTTGGCACTTTACAATACTTGTGGTTTACTGTTGCAAAGATAAACGGAAATGATAATACCATGATTCAAAACTGGAGCACTCCAGTTCGTCAAACTCCGTATGATGGCATTGATGGTAAGATAGGTGCCACTATGGTTTATCGTGGTACCTATTCCAGTGCTAAAGTTTATTATGGGACAGAGAAACGTGTTGATGCTGTAAAATATAACAATCACTATTATGTATCAAGAGTTGATGCTGGTAATGGTTTTCAAAACCATGCTCCAGGTGATACTGCATATTGGAATGATTTCGGAGCTGAATTTGAAAGTATAGCAACAAACCTGCTGTTAGCTGAGGGTGCCAATATTGGTGACTGGTTTATGGCTGGTGGAAAGATTGTTTCTACACTATCGGATGGCAATAAGATTATACTGGATGCCTCCATGTCACGGATCCTAATAGAATCCAGTCGTTCGGGTGGTGATTATAGCGAATCCAGTTATCAGGGTGCCACTATCAAATTGGATGCTTCAAATGGACTTATTGAAGCCAGGAGCAAATCAAACTATCGTGTAGCCTATATGTCACCTACAGGCATATTCTGTAATAATGCAGAAACTCAGGCTGTATCGGCTATATTAGGGGTAACTCATAAGGCTTCTATAGTCGGTTTGGGATTTGGTAACGTCAATAAAAACCAGTGGGATAATGAAAATTTTATAGCTGGAGTTTATGGTAGAGCTTCTAATGATGGAACAGCACCAGCTTACGGTGGTTTCTTTCAGAATCTTATGGCTGCTGGTTTATTACTACATACGAAATTTGTACAGGAAGTATCATCTGCTACATATTTATATGAAACAGATAGCCTCGTTATAGGGATTTCCCGTAATGGGCAAACTGTTTATTTACCATCGGACGGTGTAATAGGTAGAATAATATTCATTAAACAATGGTGGTCAGGCTATATGAGAGTTTATCCCAGAAGTGGGCAACATATATATGATGATACTTCTGAAAATAGTTACTACGATTTCGGGGAGGGACAAATGGGAATTTTTGTTTTTGCAATAACTTACATTGGTGGTGTTAGGACGGAAGCATGGTTAGTAAATAAGTTTAAATATTAATATTAATATTATGACTGAATACGGATATATAAATGAAGATGGGTATCTGGTATCAAAGATGCTGGAAGAGTATATAGAAAAGTATCGTGATGATGAAGATGGGGAGATAAAAGAAAGAATAATCTCTATTGAGGATCAGATAAGTACTCTAATAGGATGGAAACCTGTAGATCTTGTAGATGATACTAAATTGCAATGCCCAGAGAATTGTAGTGTTCGTATAGTTCCTTATGATGCTGGTGATAAAATTAGCTATAGGTATGAGCAAAAATTTGATACCAGGATAGTACGGGAGAAAATTTCAAATCTGAAAAATTCTCTAACCAGTAGTGATAGTAGTATTGGTGATTATCGAATTACTAAATGCTATGAGGCTTCTTTGATTGGTGCTGAAATGCCATATAATATAACTGAGTTACACCAGAAACGCCAGGATATTAGGAATGAGATTAATAGACTGGAGGAATTAATAGCCTCTTATGAATAATTTTGCATTAAAAAGTGTGTTTGTCGAACACACTTTTGCTATATTTGCAGTGATATAATTATATGTACCAACTTTTCATAAAACTAATGGAACCAGATCAAGTAACAACCATAGCAAAAGGTATCAACGATTGGGGAATGATGGCTATAACAGCTGCCTTTTTTTTAATTTTATCTGCTGGGCTTATGGTAGCCTGTTTTAAGTGGTTTAAGACTATCATAAATGGGATAATCAACAGTACGGGTAAAACAATGGAGGACTTACTAAACGAAACTCGCGCTCAAAATGAAATGCTTGCTGATATATCAGAAGGATTACGCCCAGAAACTCAACTTAGAATTAAAAACACTTCTTCTACTTACTTTGATCTATCAGTGGAAAAAGTTTGCCGATTAATTAAAAAAATCAGGGAGGAAAACCACATTATAGACAAGAAGGCTACAGTTGATAAGATCCATAATTTAGTCAGAAACTTACATGAGGACAGGAATAGCCGTTTTGATTGCTACACTTACAGAGGGAAAAAGCTATCATCTTATACTAATCCTGATTGGGTAGAATGGGTGGCAAAGGTTATTGAGGATGAGATATATAATGAAAATGGTACTAACAATGGAAGAGCCTATACAAATATACAGGCTGTATATGAAAATATAAAATTAGATTTTTATCACCGAATAAATAACTAAATTATGAAGATTTTAATTGATAACGGACATGGTGAAAATACACCAGGTAAACGCTCTCCTGATGGAGTGTTTAGAGAGTATTTGTATGCTCGTGAAATAGCTGATGATGTTGTGCGTGAACTTATTAAAAGAGGTTACAATGCTGAGCGTATTGTGAAAGAGAATGTAGATGTTTCCCTGGCAGAAAGGGCACGTAGGGTAAATGAGTTCTGTGGACAGCTGGGTACTTCAAATGTTATCCTTGTTTCTATTCACTGTAACGCTGCTGGGTGTGGTGAATGGATGCAAGCACGTGGGTGGTCTGCATACACTTCCAAAGGACAAACAAAAGCGGATAGATTAGCTGATTGCCTGTATTCTATTGCTGAGAGTGCGTTTGTCGGTCAAAAGATCCGTAAGGATATGAATGATGGAGATCCTGACTGGGAAGAGAATTTCTATATACTACAGAAAACGAAGTGTGCAGCAGTTCTCACCGAAAACTTTTTCCAGGATAATAAGGATGATGTTGGCTTTCTCCTTTCTACAGAGGGGAAACAACAGGTAGTTAAAGTTCATGTAGATGGTATCATTAAATATCTGGAGAAATATGCGTAAATTATCTATCTATTTCAATATAGCACTACTAATATTGGTAGTGTCTTTATCTTGCTGGCTGGGCAATGTTAGGGAGGAGAAAAAGCGACTGGAGAACAACCAGGAAGCACTCCTCTCTGACATCCTTTATTATAAAACTGAAACGGGTAAAAATGCTGCTTCTGTTCAGAGGCTGGAGCTTACTAAATCTGAGCTTGAAAAGCACTGCCAGGATCTCACTCAGACTGTAGAGGATCTGGGGATAAAAGTAAAGAGGCTACAATCAGCTGCTACTACAGTATCCAAAACAGAGGTAGAGATACAGACGGTGGCACGTGATAGTATTGTGTACCGTGACAGACCTGTAAACTTAAAAGTAATCAACTGGAGAGATCCCTGGGTATCTCTTAATGGCGTTCTGGATGGAGAGGTTTTTTCTGCAAAGATTGAGAGCGTAGATACACTGAGCCATGTGGTGCATAAAGTTCCTAAGAAATTTCTTTTCTTTCGTTTTGGAGTGAAAGCTGTTAAGCTGGATGTAGTAAGCAAAAATCCACATAGTAAAATTATCTACACTGAATACATCGAGCTAAAAAAATAA